TAACAGGCTTTTTTAAAACTCCCGATATCTTTGAAATTACATGGCGATGTAGAAATCTGTGCGTCGTGACATAGAACAAAATGCATCGCCATGTAGTAAACCTATACATAAAAGGGGTACTTTCACAAGCACCCCTTTTCATATTATACAAAAACATTATGAATGATTATTTGAACTTTGTAACCTATTGATAACCAATACTATTAGAAATAGTCTGTTTTTATCGAGTAACAAAATAGTAACATAAAATAGTTAAAGAAACTAAATCGCTTATTTTGCTCGCTACAAAGGTAACAAAATAAACTTGAATGCCAAAAACACTTTAACTTACTTTAACTTTGTAATCATTTGTATATCTACTGCACACCAAGCGTATACCTAAAATCTGAATATCTTACAGATTAACGAATTACATATTTTTTCACATTTGGTGGTTTCAGAAAAAGCTTCTATCTTTGCATCGTCAATATTACGGTTGACAGACCAAAGTAGTCCTCCTTTCAAGGCGTAAGCCTACAAGATATGAACCTCTGAGTCGTTGTCCGTAACCAACACTCGGGGGTTCTTTTTTATTCCCCTGAGTTAAGACAAGTCGAACTGAGAAGAAGCGCATGCCAACGCACCGCATCGGCAGACTATAAATCCGCAAGGTGGAAACCACATGGCGAACAGCAGGGCTAGTCAAGCACAGAAGGCTGGTGGAGCAGCGACAACGCTGATAACTGTGCTGCATCATCATGGTTGTTCAGAGGTGATGTATGAGGGGATTCCTGAAAAAGTGTCGGTCACTCATAAGCCTTTACTCATGCGTAAGCGTGGGTAAGGGGCTTTCATACGGTTCAAGCCATCCCCTATGTAATCATTAATTTATTGATTGAAATTTTAATTATTTATAGTTATGGATAAATATTATTATATACCTACGCGCGAGGAATTTGTTTCTTTCGTTAAGAAATCTGGTTGGTCAGATTGGATGGATGAGTTGTGGACGGAAATGATAAGAACCCATTGGTTAAAAAATGATGGAACACCTCCTAAAGATTGGAAAACAATGGTAGGAGCAAGAAATGGTGCTGTTATGTTTAGACTCGGCAAAACAAAGTCTGACATAAAGAAAGGGGGTCAGGAAAAAGTCCGCATCAATGAAATTAGAGAGGAGTTTCCTGACAATGGTCTTCATTATGTAGCATACACTGATGGTTCTTGTGACAACTTATCTCAAACTAAGGCTGGTGGTGCGGCATACGTCATTCTCAAAGATGGGGAAATTTTAAAGGTGAAGAATCATGGTCAACTTAACACCTCAAACAACAGAATGGAGTTGTTGGCGATTATTAGTGCTGTGAACGCTTGCCCTGATGGTGCATACGTGGATATTTATACAGATAGCCAGTATTGTATCTTGGTGCTCTCCAAGTCATATAAGCCAAAGAAGAATCCTGACCTCTATGAGTTATATAAGAAATGCTCTGCTCATTTGGCAGGAGTTCGTTTTCACTGGGTGAAAGGTCACAATGGTGACAAGTACAACGAAATGGTTGATAACTTGGCTTATGGCGCATATTGCGACATCTGTGACCAATATAACATCGAAAAATCGAAAAGACATTAAAATTTTGGCTTATGGAATTGAATGAATTGATTAGAAGTGCCCTGAGTGATGCCAAGTGGTTAATTGCTAAGGGTGGAACGGATAGGGCAGAAGTCCTGAATCGTGTGCTTGGTAAGATTGATAATGTCCTGAAGGAACTGGATGAGGCTGACCTCATTGACCTCAACAAGGTATGGCATCAGGCGAAAGATGTTATGCCGCCACGCATTTATGGTGGCAATCATGCAGACTTGCTGTGTGTGCATCAGTTCAAGCCTAATTCTCATCCTCATCTTACTCACGAAGAGAACTGCCCTGAGTTTGAAGAGTATCTTAAAGCGAGTCCGAATGACTGGTGGTGTAGAACTGGGGATTTGTTGAAGAAGGAACATCGTGAACTTTATTGGAGATAGATATATTAATTAAACTTTTAGATTATGAGTGAATTATATTGGTTGGGTGTTTTGGGCAACCTGAATGATTTAGGTGGGGCTATTGCTGTTTTATCATTTTTGGTATTTATAGCTTTATGCTTCTGGTTTTTTTGTGTAGTGAAGATGATTTAGAACCATCGCCTTTTATGAAAAAAATGTTTAAGGGTTCTATGTTTGCTATTGTGTTAGGGGTAGTTATGGCGATATTTATTCCTTCCCAAAAGAATCTGCTTATCATCTATGGGGTAGGTGGAACTATTGATTATCTCAAAGAAAACAAGGATGCAAATAAGATTCCTGATAAGTGTGTAAAGGCTCTTGATAAGTATCTTGATGATGCGTTGAAGGAAGATAAAAATAAAGATGAGGAGTAACTATGGTATCAGAATCAGCTAGATATTATCAGACTCATCCAGCAGCTAGGGAGCGAAAAAAGCGTTATGATACTCGTTTCGAGTCTTCTCCTGCTCAGAAGGCTAAGCGTAGGGAATTGGCTCGGCATAACGCTGCCCACGATAAAAAGTATGGGGCAGCTTCACGCAAGGGTATGGATGCCAGCCACACGAAATCAGGAATTATGTATAAGCCATCATCGGTGAATCGTGGTTCCAAGACGGATATGGCTGGGGATAGAAGGGCTAGAGGCGGTCGCTGATAGTGAATAAAAGAATAGGGAGTGCTCACGCATTCCCTATTTCGTTATCCTAACAATCTTAAAACCTATAAACCAAAAACCTATGAAAAAAACAAACGTTCTTCTTATGAATTACATTTTATCCTTCCTCTTCCGACATCTGTCTCAACTTCTCGGTGAGGGCATTGTGAACCTCACGCTTATCGTCAAGAGTTACGGTCTGTAGCTTAGGGCAGTTGAACTCCAGTATCTTGATGAATGATGCTACCTTATCCTTCGGCTCGCACTTATACCAAGCTGCCATGAAATCATCCCATGCCTCTCTAGAAAAGTCAGCGCACAACTCACGAAACTCCTTGTTGATAGGAGACTCGTAACCTTTCTTTTTACCTCCAGTCTTTGCTCGACCTTTCTCGAACTGACCTTTTGTATTTCTATCTGCTGCCATTTTCTAAACTATTTTGCTGCAAAGATAGTAATTATTCGGCAAACGGAAACTTTATCCGTTAACTTACCTACCTAAATAAACGGATAAAATACGAATCTCGGATGGTATCTGTATCTTTGTACCATTATTAATAATTAAATTTTCATATATATGATAGGTGCATTAATAGGTGCTGGGCTTGGGCTTGCAAGCAGTATTGCTGGCGGTATAGCTAACCGCAAGGCAAGAAAAAAGCAGGAGCAGATGATTGCCCAGCAACAGAAAGAAAATCAGGCATGGTATGACAGAACATACAATGCCGACCCTACCAAGCGTGCTGATACGGTTCGATTGCTCACACAGATGCAGGAGCAGATTAAGAACAGAAACAAGGCTGCAAAGGGTAGACAAGCGGTGATGGGTGGTACGGAAGACTCCACTACTGCGGTAAAGGAGGCGAACAACAAGACTCTTGCTGATACTACCTCACAGATTGTAGCTGCTAATGATGCCCGAAAGGATAACATTGAGCAGCAGTATATGAACAGAAAGAACCAGTTGCAGAACCAGCAGATGAGTATTGACGCTGAGAAGGCTGCTGATACTGCCAATGCGGTTGCTGGCGTGGCTGGAACTGCTGCCAACATCGCTGCAACTATTGATAGTGGTGCTGGAGCAAAGAAGGCTCCGAATATGAATGTGACTCAGCAGCAGTTGGATGGTATCGCTAAGGACTCAAATGATGTTCTTGGCTTGAAGGCTAAGGCTACGGCTCTTCCTTCTGAGGGTGACTTGAATAGCCTTGGGGCTAAACTTCAAAAGATTAAAGCATAAGCCTATGAAAGCATCAGATATGTTACGTTCAAACAACGGCTTGAAGACTACACAGAGTGTTCTCAACAAGCAGCAGAGTGGGGTGGATGCCGCTCAGAAGGTGGCACAGACTCAGGCTCCAGTCTTCACCCAGCAGCAACTTGATGCGGCTGGCAAGAAGGTTGACCAGATGAATGCTGCCACTCCTCAGAATGAAACACCTACGATGAAGGCGGCTAGAGAGAAGACTATCGCTACTCAACAAGCTATCGCCAATGGTGTAGATGTGAATCAGGGTGCGCCAAGTGATGAGGAGGATAAACCATCTGTCCCTATCGTGAAGAAGGAGGAGCCTAAACCTCAGCCTAAGCAGTTGTCTTATGCTGATATGTATAAGATGTTGAATCCTGAACTGAATGAGACTGCTGAGCAGAGGGCGAACAGAGAGAAGAAGGAACGTGCCAAGGCTCGTATCGCTGCTACTGGTGATGGTCTTCGTGCGCTCGCCAATATCTTTTTTGCTACCAATGGTGCCAAGGTGGTACACAATCCTGAGTCGGATATGACTAAGGCGGTGAATAAACGCAAGGCTTATATGGATGCTCAGAGAGAGAAGAATCTGGCATCATGGCTGGCAGGGTATCAGAGGGCACTCGCTCTTGATGAGGAAGCTCGGAAGAATAACCTGACTCTTGCTGAGCAGATGAGGTATCACGATATGCAGAACGAAATCAACAAGGTGAAGAATGACCAAGGGCAGCAGAGAATCGACCAAGGAAACAGAAGACTTGACTTATCGAAGTTGAAATATACCAATGATGCTGAGTATAAAGATAATCAGTTGAAGATTAAGAAGATGCTTGCTGATGGTCAGATAAGCCATTGGGCTGCTCAGGATGCACTTGCTAGACTGCGAGAAGGACGAATTTCTAATAAGGCTCAGAAATCTTCTGGCGGTAACCAAACTACTGCTGGTTATTGGTATGAGTATTACGACCTGATGGACACTCCTGAGGGGCAGAAGAAGATAAATGAACTTAAAAGAAAGTTGAGAATCAAGAATGTGACTCAGACTAACGTGAGATACCTCATGGATAGATTGAAGGGTAGACGAAGTTCTACTACTGGTGGTACGTCAACTAGAGGTGGAACATCATCGGGCGGCGGCAAGCATACAACACATAAGGCTGGCGGTTCTTCGGCTGGTGGCAAGAAGAAGACTGGCGTAAAATGGTAACAGAATTGGTAACAAGAATTTGGCAACAAACAAATATATATATCATGGCAGAAAGACCATTATACACTTTATACAAGAATCTGAAAGCACAGAACTATGATGTGCCTGATGATTACAATAAGTTTGAGAGTGCTCTGACAAGAGACGGAAAGGGCGGTGCGGATAACAGACACGCTATCTATGAGAACTTGAAGGCTCAGAACTTTGATGTCCCATCAACTTATGAGCGTTTTTACTCTGCACTTTTTGAACCTCGAAGCAGGACTTCATCAAGAGCAAAAGGCGGTAGCGTTCCAATGAGTGCTGCTGACCGTGCTCGTTTCTCTGCTGGGGCAGCAGCTATCTCGGCTAGTGCTCAGCAGACAATGAATAATGCTGGCAGATACAACAGACTGAAACAACGCAAGCAGAAACAGCAGAAGGCTTTCGGTCGTGTGAACTTGGGTACACATCAGACTTCTTATGGTGGTGATGCAAACAATGTGGTGAAGGATGATTTCGCTTACAATCCTGAGACTGGCAAGGCTGGCGAATACGTTACCTCGGACAATGAGAATGTTTATTCTCTTCCTGAAGCTGAGCAGATGCAAGCTATACTTGACAAGCAGAACGATGCCTATCAGGTAGCGGTAGATACTGGCGAGATTCCATCTGCCTTTGATGTTCGTGACAAGAATGGTAACTATGACTTGCAGGAGAACATCGGCAAGAATGGAACCTACCTTACTGAGGAGGGTGCTCAAAAGCAGTTTGACAAGAAACTGGCTGATGCCTATGCCCGAAAGAAGGAGATTGAGGCTCTTATCGCTGAGGATAATCGTCAACACGGAAATCCTTTGCTCTCTTATGGTGCTAGTATCGGTGCAAGTAACGGAAGAACTGCTGAGCAGAGTGACTATAGAAATAAGTTGGCAACCTCTCTTTCTCTGGTTACTGAGCAGATTGGTGCGCTTGAAGCGGTGAAACAATATCCTACAAGTAGCTGGGGTGAGGATGCCTTGAAGGCTCTTGACAATACTGCATTTACAGCAAAAACATGGGATTTCGGTCTGACTGACTTCGCTATCATGGGGCAGATGGAGCGTATCAAGACAAAGATGGATAACAATATTCCTCTCTCTGGTTCTGATAAGATGCTCCTGAAGAGTAAACTTGGTGCGGATGCTGCTACGGCTCTCGAAGATGAGAAGATGGGTAACGTCTATCGTTGGACGAAAATTGCAGGGCAGAGTCTGCCATTTATGGCTGACTTCTTCCTGACTGGCGGTTATGGTGGTATTACCAAGGGCATCAGTCGTGGAGCCTTGAAGTTTGCTGCTAAACGTGGCATGGGCAAGGTGAGTGCTGCCATCTTGAAGAATACTGGTATCGTGGCTGGCGATGTTATCGGCTCGTATGCGATGGCAGGAACTGAGCAAGCGTTGAAGACTGGTGCTGACATCATGCAGCGACATCTGGGTAATCTGTATCAGGATGAGAAGGGTGATTATAAGTTCGGTACTTTCGATGAGAACGGAAATCTCCTGCATGAGGGTGGCGAGTCTATGGGTACTGCTCTCTATAAGGGCATGACCTCTGCTATGGTAGAGAACTATACTGAAAAACTCTTCGGTCACAACTATGGTATCAAGAAGGGTGCTGTCAACTTCATGGAGAAACATGGTATGAATGCTTCTGCTGAGTTCTTCAAGAATATCGGCAAGAGTGGATGGTACACCAATTCCAAGAAGTGGATGGAGAAATTCGGTATCAATGGTTTCGGTGAGGAAGTGATGGAGGAGGAAATTGGTATTCCTCTTCATGCCCTGCTGGATGGTGAAGGTAAGGTGAGCGACCTTCTTGATGCTAGACAACAACTCGACATTATCGGTGGTATGGCTATCTCTGTCGGTTCTATGTATGCTATGGGTGCTGGCTCCCGACCAGTAAAAGGTATCTACAATCGTGCTCAGTACTACCGATTCCGTAACAAGGTGAACGTGGCTGATAGTGATGCACAGAACCTTATGGGCGATAACTGGGCAGACATCAAGGATAAGATAGATAACGCAACCAACGAGCAGATGGGTAGTGTGTTGGCAGACATTCTCCGTAAGAGAGATACCATGACCAAGGAGCAGATTAATGCTGCTGTTAACTATGGTGTCAACCTGATGAAGATGCGTGGCTACAATATTGCCAAGACTGCTGAAATGAATGCAAGAGAGATTACCAATGAGCCTACAACTCCTGAGGAACAGCATCAGGCAGATATTGATAATGCTTACTCTGAGGGGCATGATGCTGATGATGCAGACAAGCATGATATTCAGATTCAGCAGGAAGACCAGATGAAGACTCTTGCAGCAGCCTTGGGTATCTCTGAGCAGCAGCTATCTGCCATGAGTGATGAGAAACTGGAATCCCTGACTGGGCAGGATGATAAACTTGACCAAGCTATCTATGACTACCAGTTGTCTTCTGCCCGATACCAAGGTGTGGTTGATGATGCACAAGATAAGGTTGACCTAGCTGCTCATCAGGCAGAACAGAGAGTGGATATGTACACAGACCAGAGTCGTGGTTCTGTCCGTAACGCTACTATCAAAGCATCAGGTGGCTTGGAAGACTATGGTGTTTATATTATCAGTGGTAATATTGCTACTCATGATGATGGCTCCATTGATGTAAGCAATAGCGATGGTATGATTCTATACTATGACCCGACAACGAATAGTGTAGAACATGCAGATGCGTTGATGTTTGCTGAACTGGGTGAAGAACTTCCTGCTGATGATGTGAAGGCTCAGACGGTAGCTGATGCAAAAGAGAATGCTATCAAGGAAGTGGCTGGCATCATTGATGGAACCGTTGAAGTTGGCTCCCAGTTCAATGTGACTGATAGTGATGGTACTGAACATACCTATGAGGTGTTGGCTGACTATGGTGATGGTACTGCTGCTATCTCTATAGATGGTAACGTGGTGGAGAATCCTTATTCGCTTGCAGACTTGCAGCAGATGAAAGATTTGGAAGACCAGAAAAGACTGGAAACTGCCAAGGCTGAGCGTGAACAGATGGAGAAAGAACGTGCTGCCCAGCAGAATCAGGAGACAGAAGAGACTCAACCTTCGTTTGACTTCAATCAGATTCTCAATGATAATGGTAACGTGGTGCTCGTTGATGTGCTCGACAAGGATGGTAATACCAAATATCCTGACTCTAGATTATTTCTCATTCGTGATGCTGGTGCCAAGGCTAAGGTAGTGGAGTTGAAGAGTGATGGCACTCTCGTTCCTCATGCTGTGAACAAAGAAGATGTGGCTACAATCTCTTCTATGTCGCTCGATGAATACAAACAAGCTATGCCTGAATCCTCAATGATAGAGGATAATAGTGGAGAAGAATCTGATGAGGATTCTCAGCTTGCAAATCTCGGTTTTCCTAAAGGTAGCGAGATATGGATGAGTGGTGATGGGTTCGGAAGACCAAAGGAAAGCACTTTATCAAGAGTTGTCGGTATTGATGAGCAGGGCAGTATCGTCCTTGAAGATAAGGATGGTAAAAAATGGTCTGCATCATTTGATTATATCAATAACCATCGTGAGCTTCCACCTTTGGATGAGAATACCAATATCGTTAATGAGGAGAATAATCAATCGGAATCAAATGCTGAGGAGAATACTCCTGCTCCTGAGCAGACTCCTGCCATGACCCTTGAAGATGGAACCATTGTTCCTATGCTGGAGGATGGCAACCCTGACTTCTCGAAGCTGACAGCCGCACAGACTGCTGAGTTGTATGATACTCAGTTCGGTGAGGATGCAGATAGTATCGTATCTGGATATGTGTCTGACGCAAAGAAGGCACTCGACAAGGCTAGCAACATGACCGTGAAGGGTAAGACTTTTGTGGAACAGAAGGCTGCCAAGGATGCTAAGGAGAAGGCTATTGCTGATGCTCAGGCGGCTTATGACTCTGCTATCGCTATCCGTGATGCTTATAATGAGCGACAACTTGCCAAGGTGGAAGATACTGCTGAGGGTAGAAAGGAACTCATTGAGAAGGCAAGAAGAAAGTTCGCTCGCTTGAAGAGTGCTGTGAAGGATGATGCTGAGGCTGTATCACAACTCTACCGAGATACCATCGGCTCTCTCCTTCATCGTCTGTATGATGGTACTGGCATTGACGTGACAGATACGATTCCGCTTACTGCTGAGGAGTATGTGGCTAGCAACCTCGGTGCTCACTCTCTCAACTATGAGGGAACAGAAACAAGCAAGGGTGTTAAGCAAGAGACTGGATTGAGCAGAGAAGACTTTGCCAAGACTCAGTTGCTCGCTGCTGATGGCAAGGGAACTACTATTGATGCGCTCGTTCATAGCTTGTGGGAGAATCGCCCATCCAACCTTGAATCACTAGACACTCAGGATATTCGTAACGCACTTATCGGTGTACTCAATAGCGGTTTTAAGGCATCGGAAGCAAGGAATTTTGTTGAAAATATTCGCATTGCTCAGGCAGAGAACATACTTGAAGAGCAGAAACGTGCTCAGGAGAATGCAGCCTATGCTGAGCAGCACAAGGCTGAGCCAGAGGCCGAGTTGAAGGCGAAGTCGGATGAAAAGGCTGAGTTGAAGGCGAAGTCAGAGGCGAAGTTGGATAATGAATCGTCTAATGAATCTAATGATTTGTCTAATGAATCGGATAATGAGAAGACAAATGACAAAATAAATGATAATATAAATGTTCCTGAGGATGCTACTGATGAAGCACCTTTAGGCGCACAGCGTGATGAATCTGACCTTCCTTTCTCTGCCAAGGAGAATGGCAAGCAACAGACAACTGCCGAGCGTGCTGCTGATGTGGAGAAGAATAAGGTGGATGATATAAAGGTCGTTGACAACATCGTGGGCGAGAAGACTCGCAAGGCTTTCGAGAGACTGGCTAAGATGATGGGTGCTAATATTCAATGGCAGTACTCAGACAAGTTGGGTAACGGCTGGATTCAGGAGACTACGGATGCCGATGGCAACGTTCATCGTACAATCTTCATCACTCTTGACTCTTCTATCAAGGAAGGTGCTCAGTTTATATTCGGTCACGAAATGACCCACCAAATCAAGAATCTGAACCCTGCTGCATACAATGAGTTGACTCAGCTTGTGCTCGATACCTATGGCTCTGATGCCTTCGACAAGGCGGTAGATGAGACCATGCAGAGATATTCTGATGCTGGATTCTCTGGACGTGCTAGAGATTACTATGCTGAGGAGGTTGTTGCTGATTCGGTAGGTGAAATGATTCGTGACCTCAACTTGGCTCACACTCTCGCTATGAAGATGTCTCATCCTCTGCTCGCTGCTATCCATGAGATATTGCAGAAGATTAAGTTGGCATTCTTTGGTACCGAGTATAGCGATGTAACCAAGAACATCATCCGCTCCATCGAACAAGCCTACGTGAAGACTGCCAATGGTCAGGTGACAAACTCTGAAACTGGCGAAGATGTTTCATTCTCTCTCCGTCAAAAGCCTGAGCCTAAGAAGAAGGGTGTCGGCTACAAGGTGTTCGTGTTGAAGGATGGCAAACTCTATCCACCAATGGTAGCGAACCCTGATGGTGCTGCTACTCCAGTTGGTGTATGGCTCGATGCTGATGCTGCTCCTATCGCTGGAGAAAGCAAGACTGGCAGACCTCAGGTTAAGCAGGGTGGCAAGGGAACACAAGGCGGTAGCGGTAAGCTAGCCTATAGACCAGGCTGGCATCTTGGTGTAGTGCCTTACGCTATCCAGTTCAACCGCAAGGATGCTGAGGGAAACAAGACTCTCTTCCCTAAGAACTTCGTCTTCGCTGAGGTAGAGTATGCTGCTGATGTAGATTATCAGGAGGAAGCTCGCCAAGAGGGTATCAATTCATCGGGTAAGTATCAGCATTCATTGGCTGGTTTGAAACATCTGCCTACTAATGGATATTATATGTATCGTACCAACCCGAACCCTGAGACTGACCCTTGGGTGATTACTGGTGCGATGAAGGTGAACCGTATCTTGACCAGAGCAGAGCAAGCGGAACTTGTGAAGAACGCTGGTCGTGAACCTCAGCAGATTCAGGAGGGCGATATTGTTACTGATGATGTTGTGAACAGCATCAATCAGGAGATAGCTGATGCTCCTAAGTTCTCGTTGAAGGTCTATCATGGTAGCGGTGCAATGCAAATCACAGAGCACACCAAGTTCTCTCTCCGTTTGAAGTCTGCTATTGAAGAAACTGAAACCAATCCATCTTACGCACAGAAGGAGAGCGGTAATTATAAGAAAGGACACATCAAGTTCGGTGGCTACGATTACACTATAGAGAATCCAAAGGGTTCGACTCGCTCAGGTAAGGATGCCGATGGTAAAGAATGGAAAGTTACCATGCACGATACCTATGGCTATATCCGTGGCAAGTTTGGCAAGGATGGTGACCATTTGGATATGTTTATCAATGACAAAGCAGACCTTGATAATTGGAATGGTGATGTGTTTGTCGTTGACCAAGTGAATCCTGATGGCTCGTTTGATGAGCATAAGGTAATGTATGGCTATGACTCCATGGATGATGCCAAAAAGGCTTATCTCGCAAACTATAGCGATGGTTGGCAAGGTCTTGGCAATATTACTGGAGCAAGCAAGGATGAGTTCGACAAGTGGCTTGATACGAGCAATCGTAAGTTAAAGCCATTTGCAGACTATGCTAAAGTAAAATTCTCATTGAAAGATGAAGAATACCTGAAAGCGGTGGAAGATGGCAATATGGAAAAGGCTCAGAAGATGGTGAATGAAGCTGCCGATGCAGCTGGCTATTCCACAGATTCCAGCTATCAAGGTACATCTGCCTTCAATGGTGCTGCACCTTGGGGTAATGGTTACTTCTTGACAAAGGACGAACGCAAGGAGGCTTGGGATAATGGCGAGTTTGAAGGTGAATCAACTCTTGGTGATTATATCAATGATGATATTGATGGCGGCAACTTGGAGGAGTTGACTAATGCCGCATCTTATCGTGCAGCTGACCCTATGCGTAAGGATGCTATTGATAACGTTCGTAATGCTATTCATAAGAAAGCTAATACTATTACAATGTATCGTAGTGTTCCTTCTGATGTGAAGGAAGGTTCTTTCCGAAATGGTGACTGGGTTACTCCAAGTCGTGCTTATGCTGTTGATAATGCAAAATTGCATGGATGGGGTGACGATTACAACATCATCGAACAAAAAGTTCCTGTTGATGATGTGTGGTTTGATGGCAACGATATTGCAGAATGGGGCTATGGTCGTGAGGAAGATTATATCAATGATACAGACTTCGCCTATAAGAACAGCAAGAACAACAAAAAGTTGCTTGATGCCGTTACCTATGATGATAATGGTAATGTGATTCCTTTGTCTCAGAGATTCAATGAGAAGAATAAGGATGTGCGTTTCTCATTGAAGGACGAAAAAACTCTTGCAGGAGTGCATAATATATCAGAAGAGAAGCTGTTGAAGGCTATCAAACAAGGTGGTCTTGCCAATCCGTCTGTGGCAGTCATTGACTCTAGTAGGCAAGACCATAAGGCATATGGTGGCATTTCCTTGATTCTGCCTTCCGATAAGATTGCTAAGAGAACTGGAAAGAATGCAGGTACTTGGCAAGGTGATGCTTATACTCCTACTTATCCGCAAGTAGAGAGACATATAAGCGATAAGGGTTCAGAGCAAGTAAACAAAGATGTGTTATCCGTTCCGAAGGAAATGCAACATGAAGTAAGAAATGGTATCTACCGATGGCTAGATGGGGACGCCAATTCAGGTTTGAAGTATCTCTTCCTTCATGAGAAGGGTGTGGCTCCTGAACAGAAGAAGATTCAGCCTAAGTTTAGTGATGAAGCATATAACGAGTTGAAGTTTATTACTGCTGGAGACTTCAATATCTATGGTATCGGCAAGGCTGATGCTCAGAAGGTCTTGGATATGTACATTGAGGCAAAGTTTGATGGCGATAAGGATTTGTATGAGGAGAAGACCAAGGCTTGGCTGGAAAGAAACAAGTCTATCGTTGATGCTGGTGCTAAGGGTGGAATGAGATATGCCATTGCCAAGGAGAATGTTGAACTATATGATGAATATGGTTTCAACTATAAGGGTGTGCAGACCTTCGTCCGTGATGTAGAGTATGACCATCGTAAGAGTGGCGTTGATACGAATGCTACGCTTAATGAGGTTGAAGACTACATCAAGACCAATAACCTGACAGATGAGTTCAATACTTGGCTGGAAGGTAAGGAAAAGGAATATGGCATTAAGGAGGTAATCTTTGATGGCTTTACTCCTAGCGGCAATCGTAGATATGTGCCAAACACATTGGAGAATGTTTCAAAGTTGATGAAGAAGCAAGGACGAAATGGTGCAACTGGTGCGGCTGTATCTTTCCAAAACTTTGCTGCAAGACTGATGCCTTCTTATGGAACATTGAAGGATATTCGCTCCAAGAAAGGTTTGTTGACTTCTGACCGAGAGAAATTTGATAAATTCAGAGAAAAGTGGTCGAATGTATTCTTTGAACTTGGCATGAAGTGCCAGCCTGATGCAACTGGAACTTTTGACGATTATGGTTTGGCAAGACTCTCTGAGGCGGCAATGACAAGTGACCCACAAGCCTATTTGAAGAAGGAGTACAATGTGGACTTCTCAGATGAGGACACGAAACGCTTGAAGGAAATGGTTAAGGCTATCAAGGAAGAGCATCCTGCCATGTACTTTGAAACCAAGTTTGAACGTCCAGTTAGATTTGATGAGTTCTCTGCTGCTGTTGTTCCTACTACTACCAAGAAAGAGGTGAAGGAGGCATTGAAGAATGCTGGTGTATCAATCTTTGAGTATGACGAAAAGAACGATGCAGACCGCAGTCGTGCCTTCAATGAAGCTATCAATAGTAGCGACAATATCCGTTTCTCTCTGAAATCTATGATGGAGAAACCTGAGGGATGGAAACAAGCCAACAAGAAGGCTATACATATTGCAGAAGTTATAGAGCGTGACCCTAAGTTTTCCTTGAAGAACCTTGATGGAACTCTCATTAAGGCTGGAACATACTTTAGCGGTGGCGGTCTTGTAGAGGAAGGCTTGAAGGGTATCATCGACCCAGTGGTGGCAGTTGAGTATGATGAGAAGATAAGCGGTGTATATCGCAACAACTTCGGGCAGCATATCGTTACTGCTGATGTTCGTGATGTTGACCCTAAGGAATTGGTTAAGCAGATAGATGGCGAGGTGGAGTATTTCCATGCCAGCCCAGTCTGCAAGAACTACTCTCAGGCGAAGAGTAACCATGCTGAGGTGGAACTTGACAAGGAGACTGCTGTTAGTACTGCCGAGTTCATCAATGCTATAAAGCCAAAGGTGGTGACCATTGAGAATGTGAAGGGATATAAGGATTCAGAAGCGATGAAGACTATTACCGATGCCCTGGATGCCAACGGCTACACTTGGGATGCAGATGTGTATAACGCTGCTGACTATGGCGGCTACACCAACCGAGAGAGATTGATTGTCCGTGCGGTTCGTGATGGCAAACTCCCTGAAAAGCCAAAGAAGATGGCACGCAAGAGTGGATGGTATGAAGCTGTGGCTGATATTATTCCGACCCTGACCGAGAAGAAGAATGGTGTGGCTCCTTGGATGGATATTCGCTTGAAGGCTGATGGCATTGACTGGCGGAACATTGACAAGCCATTATATGTGATGGGTAGTGCCTATGCTGACGGAAAGGTTCCTCATGCCTTCGCTGATGAACTGCTGCCAACACTCAGAACCAAGAGCGGTGACGTGATTGTGATGCCTGACGGCAAGGTATATCGTGCCATGGGCAGAGTGCTCGCAAGAGTATCAGGAGTGAGCGATGATTACAAGATGCCATTCTCTGAGAACCTGAGCCATACCATCATCGGAAACGGAATCCCTACCCAGTTGACCGAGCATGTGATTGCTCCTCTCTTGCAGAACACCTTGCGCCCAACTACTCCTGAGGATGGTAATATCAAGTTCTCCTTGCGCTATGACCAGTTTGAGCATGACTTGAACCAATGGAAGAAGGATAATAATCTGCCTAAGGATGCCCAGCGACCAACCATCCCACAACGCAACGCTGGCGAGAGTGCTGTTGATTTCCTGAGGAGAGTGGACGAGTACCGCAAGCAGATGGCTCTGTGGAAGACTGCTCCAACATACGAGCAGCATCTTCTGAGTGATGATACTGCCCTTGGAGAGTTCAACCGAGAGTTGCAGCGTGGTTCTGTTCTGAAACGTATCGCCTTCCAAGATAGTATGCTGGCTATCCGCAAGGCTCAGGAAGCTATCATGAAGGAAGTGGGTGTTGACCGCCTGAATATGGCTGAGGATGCCTATACTGCCGAGAACCGCAGTCACGGCAAAGGAAAGAACGAGTTTGAGGAGTACAATAATGAGTTCTTGCAGCCATTGAGAAAGGCTTATCACCAGATGAAGAAGATACTGGGTGACAGCTATGATAATGTCCGTATCTACATGATGGCTAAGCATGGCTTGGAGCGTGATGCTCAGATGGCTTTCAAGAAGTCTTTGGAAGCTGACTATGAGGACGTGGCTCAGAGAAGTGCGGCATACAAGGCTTACAAGGGCGATATGAACCGTATCATTAATGATAGCGACCTAGAGTTTGGCAGAGTAGACTTCACTACTTGGAGACAGAGAGACAATGCTCTCAGGGTGAAATATTCTCCATCATATATGGACTATCGCTACGACAAGAATGGTATTGTCTACGATTATTCAGGTTTGTCTGCTCTCTTTGACGGCTCAGACTTTGAGGAAGCTGCCCACAAACTGGTAAAGGATATTGAGAGTAAGTATGTAGCTGAGACTCACAATCTCTGGGATGCAACGAATGCGGCTACCAAGAAGATTCTCCGTGATGGCTATAAGGCTGGCATGATGAGCAAAGATACTTATCAGTATGTGCGTGATATGTATAGCCATTATATTCCTCTCCGTGGCTGGGATGGTACTACTGCCGACCAAGTATGGGACTATATCGGTGGTGGCAAGGGTGCGTTCAATCAGACCTTGAAAACGGCACATGGACGAACCTCTATCGCTGATGACCCTATCGCATACATCGAGAATATGGCAGAGAGTGGAATCCTGCTCAACAACAAGAACTGGGTGAAACAACACCTGATGCTCTTGGCTCAGAATCATCCAACTTCCCTGCTGACCCTGAGCAAGGCTTGGTATGTGAAGAGTGTGGATGCCAATGGAAACGAGGAGTGGATTCCTGCTACACCTCAGATTACTTCTCAGATGAATAGCAATCAGGTGAAGGCTGCCATTGATGCTTTCGAGCAGAAGATGGAGAATATGGCTCAGACTGGCGATGCTACCCAGAAGAGAGACGGACTGAACATTGCCTATCCTCAGACTCATAGCGAGGAGAGAGAACATGAAGTAAGAGTGATGAAGGATGGCGAGGAGTATGTTATCTATGTGAATGGAGACCCGCAGTTGGCTCAGGCGATGAACAACACTAGAGCACACCGAGTAAGAGAGATTCAGAGCGGCAAACTGGATAGGGCTGCTGCTTGGTTGGGAAGAAAGATGGCTGCTGCCTACACCAGTCTTTCACCTCTCTTCATCCCTTCCAACTACTTCCGAGACCTGACCATGACACTGGCATCTACCGCTATTCGTGAGGATGCAAAGTACAACTATCTGCTCAGAAAGAATCTTGCTACCTCTTGGAATCTCGGTTTCATGCTGAGAGACTATCAGAACGGCAAGTTGAGAGATAAGGTAAACAACGGAAACGCTACTCCAAAGGAACAGATGTTCTATGACTTCATGATGAATGGTGGCGAGACTGGCTTTGTTTCTTCGCTTGATGTGGAAGACTTGAAGAAGAAATTCAAGAATGATTTGAAGGATTTGGATAGATGGAAGGCTAACCCAGTAAAGGTAGGGCATACCATCATGGATAGTATCGAGTTCCTGAACAGAATGATTGAGGATAGTAACCGATTTGCGGTTTACATGACCTCTATTCAGTATGGACGTTCCATTGATGAAGCTGTGAATGATGCCAAGGACGTTACCCTGAACTTCAACCGCAAGGGTACTGGAGAATATGGCTGGCAGATGATAAGAAACCTTTATCTCTTCATCAACCCAGCAGTACAGAGTTTGCAGACTCTTGGTGCGCTTGCCAAGCATCATCCTTTCAAGTTTACGGCTGTTACTGCATCATGGTTGACGAGTGGCGTGCTGGTTCCTATCGTTAACGCTGCCCTGATGAGTCTGTTGGGTGGTGATGATGATAAGGATAAGTACTGGCAGTTCACCAAGTGGGATAGACGAAATAACCTGATTATGTGGGTTCCGTTCACTCATGAGTATATAAAGATTCCGCTTGCTCAGGAGTTCCGTGCCTTTTATGGAATAGGTGATATGATTGCATCCAAGATGATGGGTGGCGAGTTGGCTGAGGAAAGTTGGAGTCAGTATGGTGAAGATTTGCTCGGTCAGGTCGTTGATATGCTTCCGCTCGACCCTACTGGATATGACGGAAATGTTGCGGTCAGTCTGATGCCGAATGCTATTCGCCCAGTCTTTGAGTTGGCTTTCAATGTTGACTTCACTGGCAAGCCATTATTCAAGGAAACAGAGTACAACAAGTATGACCCTAACTTTACCAAGGCATACGTGGGCACTCCTGATTGGTTGGTACGTGCATCCAAGATGGTTAACTCAATCGGAAACGACTATCCTGATGTGCAGCAGAATAGTATTGATGCTTTTGGTGACCCAAGATACAATCTGAATAACCCTGCCGTGGTTGACCATGTATTGTCTTCTTATCTCGGTGGTGCTTACACCATGGGCAGTCAGGTGCTCGGTGTCCTTACCAAGTCACTCAACGACCCGAAGGAAATCAAGGTGGCTGATATTCCATTATTCAGCAAGTTCGTCAGCAATCCTGATGATAGACCAGTTACTAAGAAACAAGGTGATGAGTTCTGGGATATGAAGGAGAATCACGACCGAGCAGCCAATACTCTGAGCAAGTTGAAGAAACAAGCTAATGTGGATGGAGATTACTCTATGCTGGAACGGTTCTACGGCTCAGAGGAGTATAAGCAGTACAAGCAGGATGATGTGAAGGTGAAGAAGTATGAGGAAGACAAGAAGAAGGAACGTGCTGAGGAGAGTGGGGAGGAGTATAGACCTCATAAGTTGAATGCCGAGGATATATACAAGGCTCATGCTACTCCGAAGGATGATTTCGAGGACTTGAAGCTGAAACAACTCTACACTAAGTTGAACGGATTCAAGACTTCCTACGACCTCTTGGTTGATACGGCTCCTAGTCAGAGTGATGTCTACTACAACACCAACAAGGCAGCCATTGATGCCATTGACGAGATTGCTCTTGATAAGCAGGAGATTTCCGAGTTGAAGAAAGGTTTCTTGGATGATGGCAAGGATGCCTACAATGCTGAGGACATGAAACAGATTCGTGAACTGAGAAAGAAGATTCTTGCCGTGCTGGAGAAGGCTAACAAGGTAGTTGTGGCTAGCCAGAAGGCGAAGGCTGAGAAGTAATACATATATGACTATCCCCTGAAAGTGCTAGGCTTTCGGGGGATAATGCTTCCAATCTGAAACTTTTTACCTCTATTTCTTGTGTAAATCTATCAATCTGTAAGTATTTATAAAGTTTAACTATTAAAAATATCCTAAATTATTATGTTTCCATTATTCCTTTTTATATTTGCAGCATCTAAGAACATCTGAATTTCAGGTGATTGCATCAGCAAAAGATTATCCAATCATTATAAACTTAAAAAATGAAGGCTTATGAAAAAAGATGAAAACGAAGACCTACGAGTCAAGAAGTTAATTGGAGAGATTACGAAACTTCTCCCCGAACGCAGCAAGATTAAGACTGACTTGCTTTATTTCAAGTATGCGCCTATATTGGTCATGCTTTTCAGATGGTATGGTATATCTCAGTTCTATGACAACAAAATGGAGATAACACTATGGTACGAAGAGAATGAGGAACCTATCTGGTTCTTCTACTTCATCACTTACATTCTTTACCCGATTTCTCTTTGGAAGGGTCAGGTGTTGCACCGATTGTGTGTGGAGTGGCGCATCCCGATACTCTATATCGCAGGGGTTAACGTGATACATATCATGTACGACTCTGTTGTTATCACAAAGCAAATGTACTATTGTGATATGTTCCTGATTACACTCATTTTAATTCTATATGCTTATGTCGCAATTAGTAAATTACAGCATCATCGAAGCTGGACTTCGTGCTCTCGCAGATAAGGCACATGAATCAGCAGTTGCCCAAGCAGAGGGCAAGCCTATCCCTTGCGGTCTGTCGGAAGGAGATATGGAACTTGTGGCACTCCTTACTGCCATGATGAATGATACGCAAGCCAACAAGGGCTGGTGTGCTCACGAAATGGGCAAGTCTATCTCATCCTTTGAGAAGTATGTACATGACGGAAAGATACCCGAAGGCATCCATGACCAGTTCGGGCATGAGAAGAAGTGGAATAAGTCGCTTATCCGATACTTTGCCAACAAGAAGGCATTTTTCCGCAAGCTATCACGAAAGTATGGCATAAACCTCTAGCAACAGCAACACCTTATTATATATAGGAGAGACCCAATCGCCCCTCCTGTATATTTACGACCTTTTCCGTAACCATAAATCTTTGCTAATCACGCACTTATATAATCTTTTGCGAGTTTATCTATCTCTATCCATATTATTCGTAACTTTGTGCTCGTAACGTTACGTAGTATTAATCAATTAATGTTTAACAAAAGATTCAGGATAATATGGAAAGTAAAACGTATGTATTCGGAAATGAAGGCTCAACATCTAACAATGGGATGCTCGGTCTTCTTGCGCCTCTGCTCCAGAAGCAGGGTGTTGACCCAAATGTCCTCCTTGCCATGAAGGGTAACAATGGTTTCGGTGGCGAAGGTGGATGGTTCATGTGGGTAATCTTCCTTTTCTTCCTCATGGGCTGGGGAGGTAACGGCTGGGGAGGTTTCGGCAATAATGGTCGTGGTGGTCTCGCCAACGAGATTAACAATGACTATGGTCGTGGTCTCTTGATGGATGCTATCGGTGGCAACCGCAATGCGCTCAGTAACTTGGCTACTCAGTTGAACTGTACCGAAGGTCAGATTCAGAGTGCTATTTCTGCCTTGACCTCTCAGGTACAGAGTGTAGGTAATCAAGTTGGTATGAGCGGTATGCAGACTATCAACGCTTTGCAGCAGGGTAACATGCAGATTGCTCAGCAGATTGCAAACTGCTGCTGCCAGACCAACAACAACATCACTACTCAGGGTTATGAGAGCAAGTTGGCTATCTGCCAGCAGACTCATGCCATTAACGACAACGCCAATGCCAACGCATTGATGTTGCGTGACACCAACCAGTCTAACCATCTTGCCTTGATGGGTAAACTCGACCAGATGCAGACTCAGGCAATGCAGGACAAACTTGATGCACTTCGTGAGAAGAATAGTGCTCTTGTAGCACAGATTTCCAACGAGCATCAGACTCAGGCTTTGCAGGCATACCAAGCACAGATTATCACTCCAGTGAATGCTGCCCTTGCAGCCTTGCAAGCAGAGGTAGCTGGCATCAAGTGCAAGTTGCCTAATACCGTATCTGTACCATATCCTCAGTTGAAGACCTACAATCCAGAGGTGTTCCAAGCAGCTGCTATGGGAGCATACGCTGGTGATGTAGCAGCAGCCAACGCAGCATCAACCGTAGGTTGTGGTTGTTAAAGGAAAGGAGGTAACTATGTTCCCTTTAAACTATCCTTTCAGCCCATTATTCCCAATGGTCAGGAGACGGAATCCTATCAAGAGAGTTGATATTGGCGGTATCTATGAATTGAAGACCAATGCACTTCAAGTAACCAACGAGAGTGTAGATTTCGGTATCAATCCTAGCTGCTACAAGGCTTTACCTTGTGAGAGTATCGTACTGCTAAAGATTCATCAGGGAGTACCTGCTACTGGCGAAGGTCTTCCAGTCAAGATTGTAGTGCCACACAATGGTGCAACAACCATCAGCACTACTAGCGGAACAACAAGTGGAACAACAACGGCTGGCACAACTAAGTCTTCCGTGGTAGACCATACTGGTTCTGCTGTAACTGGAGCTGGTCTTTCAAGCGCTACGGAAGCTCTAGCCTATATCAACAAGAAGAGCGGAACAATCCGACTGCTTGGGTTTCAGCAACCAACTGGTGGCTAACAGAGTATTAACAATGGGGCAGATAGCAATGTCTGCCCCTATAAAAGAGAAAGAAAATGTTTCAAGGTTTAAGACAAAATTCCCTTTTTTACATATTAGACAAGGGAGGAGAAAAGCCGACTCTCAGAATCGGTCAGGTTATATCGGTAAGTGACCCTCAGCAGAAGTTCCCGACAACTTACATCCCGAATCAAGTGCCGAACTTCGACTCAACGGTTGATGTAAAGGTGAAGGTTGGAGAACAGCAACTCAACTTCGAGAAACTGCCATCAACCGCTCAGATAGCCAACTCAGGAACTAATGGTGTAGTTGTCAGCGATAGCCGTGATGCCATGTGTGCAGAGGTTGATTCCATGCTCAGGCAAGCCAAGAGTATCTTGGAGAGTGTTGACTACAATAAGGCAGTAGTGGAATCATGTGATGAAATAATAGCCAAACTCAATCCTCAGATTGCCAAGGATAAGCAGCAAGAGCAGGACATCAGTAACCTGAAATCTGACATGAACGGAGTGAAGGGTACGCTATCCGAAATCAAATCTCTTCTGTCTGATGCCTTGAAGCTCAGTAAGAACTAATAAAGGTAAGAAGATTATGGTAATGATTGAGATTACAGAAGATAAGTTCGATGATTTGTATGACAACATCGAGTCTATGCTTGGTTTTGGCAGCAAGGCTATGTCTTGTCTGAAAAAGATGAAGCAGGAGCGTATGGGTGAGCGTATGCCTGATTATCGTGACGATTGGAGAAGAGAGCGTGAGGAATGTGAAGAGCGTGAGAACAGACGTAGATTCAACAACGTCAATGATGATTGGAACTACCCGAACCGCTATGGTGAAAGAGGTGGTGGCGGCTACAATGGTGGCGGTCGCTAGTGTTTAACTTGGGAGTTTTGGTAGTGACATTTTTGTCGGAACCAGACTCCCTTTAATATTCAGCAATATGGGAAAATGCAGAATGCCATTGGATATGTATGACCTCAAACCTGAGGGAATGGTTTCTTATCTCAGATACAATGGCTATCATTTCAGCAAGAAGATGTGCGAGTGGGCGGTGAGCCTGATGTACAAGTATGACCCTTCCACCAAGCGTGATGTAAGTGTCTCGTTTTGGGATAAGGAGAAGGTGGATTCCTTGCTGCTTGGTCAGGGAATTGAGGTAAAGAATAAGATAGGCTACGACCATGTGTATGTGGCGAATATGGCGAGGGCAGACTTCTATAAGTCTTCCATCAAGGATGAGGAGCAGCTAGCCCAGTTTATCAAGGATATGGTGGATGATACCGACCAGAAGGACGGTTTTATCTTCAACCGATTCTATGCCGACTGCTGCCACAACGGTGTACCTATCCCTTGGGAAGATGTGCTATGATGAGAAGAGTGATTGAACTCCCGAAGTACGATTGGAGCATAGTATGTTTCATAGGTTATCAGCAACCTGATGCCGATGAGATATGCCATGCTCTTTCGGATATTGGCTGCAATGGAAATCCGTTATCGGAAGCCTACGAGCATTTGACTAAGCAGAGTGCAGACAGAGGACTTACTTATTCCAACCTAGCTGAAAGAAGGAGTGTGCTTGCCATCGGAAAATGTGATTCTGATAGCAGCATCATCAACACAATAGGTCATGAGCTTCTTCATGTGGTAGCGCATATCTGTGAGCAGGATGGTATTGATATGCTGAGCGAAGAACCATGCTATATGATGGGGAGTCTGTGCGAGAAGTTCTTTGATGTTTCGAGTGTTAATAATGTTAATTAATAGAGACGAACCGAAATAATTAGTTATCTTTGCACCAATCAAACATTCAAACTTATGAAGAAGAAAATTATAGCTTATATTATAGGCATACTTGGGTGCATCATTATTGATGCGGGACTTGTTGCAATGGTAGTTGCTTTTGGAGCATCAAGACCATTTTATGATTATATCTATTTTGGTGTATTAGCGCTTCTTGCTGATTTTCTGTTTCTTGCTTTAGTTGGTGTATGCTTTGAGAAGCCAGAAAATAAATGCTTGGTGATTAAACTGCCTAGTACAGTAGATGATGATAGCCTTCCTAAGTTAAAATAGGAACAGAAAACATAAAGAATGAATATAAGAAGAGGGGAGTGTTGTTTAACACTCCCCTCTTCTTTATCTTTATGACTTACTCCACATGCTTAGGCTCCTCATACACCAAGTTATGCTCATCTACGTAAGCCTTAGCTTCTGGGTATGTGTCAAACTCTACTGCGGTGGTATTTACAGCTGGGAATACCTCAGCATTGTCACCCTCCTCTGTCAGAGGGAACATCATCTTTGTTCCCTCATGTACTACCTTATACTTCTTTGTTAACTTATTCATATCTTGTTTCCTTTCTTTACTTTAATATTAAACTTATGATGCCCTATGCAGGAGTAATTGAGACCGTGTAACCCTTGCTCTGCAATGTCTGTACTGCGGAATCAGATGCAGATGTTCGAGTGCCTCTAGCTGTAATCACTTTCTTCCATGATGGTGAAGAAGATATGATACCAGTTTCACATTCAGCCTGGTCTTGTAACATCTTGTCTATGTTGTCTAGCACAGGACTGTTACCTATACCAATTATCTTGGCAAGGCTGTTACGAGTAGTCCATTTAATCTTAGCCATTGTATCTAAATCAATATAACTAACGTCGTTTCCAAGTATAGCAATATCACCGAAGTCAACAGCTATTCTTCCTCTATAGATAAAAGAATTTAAAGCGGGAAATTTTTTTAATTTATCTGAATTGAAAGTAATTTTAGGATTGTCAATTGTTAATTCTCGTAAAGACGATTCACATCTAACACTACTAATATCTCCATAGATACCTCCACCAAGAGTTAATGATACAAGGGAAGTTAAGTCAGACAAATGAGAAATATCTCCAGTGACTTTTCCTCCTAAAGACAATTTTTTTAGTTCTATAGAAGAAGCAATGTTAGATATGTCAAAATAATCAGACGTATTAACTGCAATTTCATTTGCACCTTTCAAAAAGCAAAGTCCATTGTATGATGCTTTTAATGCTTTTTGAATAAAGCCGTAAATAGAATATTTGTCAAAGAAGTGAAATTTGTATGAGCCAGCATCAATAGATTTTATATCTGTCCAGTCATTGTTTAAACTTCTTTTTTCATTCGCATTTACAGTTTCTGTACCTAGCATAAAACTTCTATCACATGAAATAGAACCTTTAAAGGCGTTGAATAAAACACTATTAGTGTTAGCGCCTTCTACTTCTACTACCATTTCTCCGACATGTAGCAATGATTTATTTGCGACGATGCCATTAAGTCTTGTTACTAAACATTTTTCCATAATATAATATATTAAATTTTAAAATATTCTTTATCTAACCAATTCAATCTCTTTTTTAATACAGAGATATAGGTATTCATTGAATTGACATTACCTTGTCCCCATTTTTCTTTTTCCAATGCAATATCAACAAGTGGAATATCTTTTGCAATATCTTCATACATAGCCTGAATAGTTTCTATTGACAAAATATTTTCACGTAGATAAGCATATCTGTTTCTAATTTCATCTTCATATAAAGACTTGAAGTTATCCCACAGACTCATATCAACAGCATAAGAACTAGTCATTATATCTAAATTATAGTTATTATCATAGAAGAACCATGACAAATCTAAATCGTAGAAGAATGGATATAACTTTTTCTTATCCTCTTTTGCATAGAGAATCATGTTACGACAAGTGTTGTCTCTCATCAAGAATACCTGTAACCCTATAAAATAGTCAATCCAATCTATAACAGACATTCTTTGTGGTACATTTTCCTTAGTGAAGTTTTCTGAATTGATGAAAGAGAAGAAGTCTGTTAAAGCCTGCTTGTTTGATTCTGTCAATTCATCATTCATCTCATCTTCCCAATCTTCTGGCTTTGCAGCTGTCCAGTTATTTGGGTCATTTGTGTTTCCACGTGTTCCACTAACAATCATACCACTAGTATCTCCGTCTAGAAGATAGTTCTTTTCATCCTTTTTCAATCCGAAAACATCAATACCATAAAAATTACCTCCGATATTAACTCTTATAGGGAATCCCTTAATCATACCCGTAGCACCACTGCAAGGAATTTCTTCTGCCTCCCATGGATAACTATGAAGCTTGCCTCTGTCTTCCCAAATAGACATAAAAATTCTATTCATCAAGAGTTCTTTTATTCGCGTATTATCTGTATAATTTGCTTTAAGATTAAAACCACTAACACGCACCATTTCTCCAATTTTAATCTTATTTTTCTTAGAGAAACTAGAATCTTTATAGAAAGTGAATCTAAAGTTACGCTTTCTGTTATAGAGTGTTGAGGAACCTTGATATTTTACGCCTATATTATAAGTTCCATTCAGATAGTGACCGAAGTCAATTTCAACCACACACTGATGTTCTGTTTTCTTATCTACTGACCATGCACCTATTGTTGGAGAATCTGTTATCTTTGTAACCTTTATACTTGTTTCATTAACACTATAGGTTCCATCAATTTCATTCTTTGTCAAAGAACTTGTCACATAAGGAACTTCATTTACATAAGTAACCTTCGATGGTACATAAAAGTCTAAACCAATACTATTATCCAGTTTGGAATATACTCCATTTCCTTCATCTTTCAATGTTGATTTAACAAAGAACTGTAAGACAGTCAGACCTTTTTTAGCATTCTCCTGAGTATCTTCATTGATAACAATAGGATAGATGCCAGACTTGTCTGTATAACCATCGTTGGCAGTAAGGAAAAATGTTTCCTGCTTAATGTTAACCGTACCATAGCTTGGCAAATGCCATTTTCTAACATTTACCTCTTTTGGTTGTGAATTGATTAAATCAATCACATATTTTTGTGCATTCTTTCCCAGATTTAAATTTTCAACATTTAAGTTGTCAATATTCATTTTATACTCACAGCGTACTCCTTCACCATTTCGGTAGCCAAGAATCTTACCTTCTGTATCTGTAGTAATCTCAGTTCTTCCTTCTGGGTCTTCAATATGAGAAAACTCCGTTGGAATAGTCTCAGACTTTACCTTATAGAGATAATGGCTACCATCGGGAGCAATATATCCTATCACCTTACCATTGGCATCAGTCTCAACAGAAAGATATTCATCATTCTCTGTTGTAGAAAGATGAGCAGTACGTTCTTTGATGTTTGCTATATCAATAATGGCATTGGCAATAAAGGTACTAATATCAATACCACCAACAATCATGTGACCATCATTTGCACGGAAGCCACCAAGAACCTTGTCTTCTGCATCAATAATAGCATAGAGCCATTCCTCATTGGTTATTACAGAATACATTTCATGGTTAGGGAAGTATGGCTGTGCATCATACTTTATTCCTGTAAGGATTCTGCTTTCTGCATCTACTACTGCAATGATATACTCATCATTAGAAATATAGAAGAAGCTGCCAGCAACATCAAGATTTATCAAGCCCTTACCATCTTCCTTTGGCTGGAAGGTTTTAAGATTTTCATCAATACTTGAAAGAGCTTCCTTGATAGCCTTAATATCATCGAGCCACTGAGCCTTTGCTGCCCAACAAGTACCATCTTGCTGAATACCAAGAAGAGGATGATTTGCAGCATCAAGAATAACCCAAAGGAACTCCTCGCTTTGAGATATGTGATACATATCATTTTGAGGATAGTATGGCTTACCAGTATCTCTGTAGATGCCAAAGAGAACTCTATCCTCAGCATCTACTATAGCTTTGATAAACTCATCATTCTCTATAACTCTGAATGGAGTATCTTGAACATTACCTTCCCCATCCTTAATAGTTGTCTTATCTACGACCTCATCTACTGCACTTTGGATATTGACTGCGGTAAGTTTTGACTTCTCATTATTATATGTAACTGCTGTAGCCTGACTTGCACCACCAGTAGCAGCTATAGACTTGATGGTTTCTTCCATCTGAGTACTGCGAGTCTGCAACAATGAAATGTCTTCATCGTTGGCGGTGATTTGCTGCTGCTTATCATCAATCTGATGTTGCTTGTCATCCAACTGGCTCTGATGGTCTCTTAGCGTATCATTTACGTTCTGAATGGTTTCTACCAAATCCTTAGGAAGACCAGTAGCTGCATTAATAGTCTGACGAAGCTCTGGGTCTAACTTCTCTACACCGATGGTGTTATCTTTCAACTTGTCTTTGGTGATGGAGTTCTCTGCCAACTTCTCATTGGTGATACTTCCATCCTCCAGCTTCTCGTTGCTGACAGAACCATCTCGGAGGTTGGAGTTACCAACAGAATCAGCAGCCATCTTTTCGTTGGTGATAGCACCATCCTTGATTTGCTGAGTTGTTAACTCATCAGTGACGTTGACCTTCTTGTCGAGTGATTCCTTGACGGATTCTCCCGATTCCTCGTCCTTGACGAACTTTGAATATGTCAGAGTCTCGTCTTTGCGCCCACTTACAAGGATGCTGTTGTACTTTTTCTTTTCTGCCATATTATTCTTTTAATTTAATTTGATATTCGTTATCATCACCAACTACAAGTTCGTCTGACCAATAGTAGTAGAGGTCACCTAGCTTTGTGGTGTTCATGGATGCCTCGAACCCACATTGGTTGAAGATGAGCGGCTGGCGGCTTGCAAACCAGATGTATGGTTTCTCTTCCGTTGTTGTGATGGTAAGAGTCTGACCAACAAGAGTGCCTTCCATAAGCGTAAGGTCTTCCATGTTCAACTCACTCATGTTCTTGGCTGACGAAGCTCCATAATAGCTTGCCTTGACGGTTCCACTTGCTGTGATGGTAACATAGCCTGATACGGCTGGGATGAAGACCTTGTGGGTGTTGCTGTTGTAATATTCAGCAGTAACGTCCTTTCCGTCCATAATAACCTTTACCTGACCGATACTGAAACCTTCTATAGGCATGAACTGAGCTTCCAGTTTCTTTCCGTTGCTGATAGTTCCGTTAATCACGAAGTTCTCCTGACTCTCCACCATTTGAGTTTCACCATTGATGGTGTAGCTGAACTTAGCGTTATCAACGATGAAAGAAATAGGGCAAGTAGACTGATTCTCGGTCACGATGTAGTAGCGAAGGTTGAATAAGCCAGTATGCTCACCTTCCGTGATGCCGATAGGAACATTACTCATAGAGTTGTGTTCTACGATTCTCAGAAGGTTGCGCTCGATGCTGACCATTTCGCTTCCATCATACTTCCATGATACCCTGATGTTATAGTTTCCGTAATCAAGGGTGGAAGGAATGTCGCATATCAGTACGTTGCCTTGGATTCCTGCTACTTGAACTGGAACAGAAATTGTATTGCAGAAACAGCCCGACAACTCAACTCTGATGTCGGTAGCCAGATTCATATCGAAGTCAATGAGTCTCTGGAACTCTTTCGATACGTCCATCTTCCGCACCAAGATGTGGAGTTTGAAACTATTTCCTTGTACTATTTTATAAATCATATTTGATACACATTATTAATAATAGGCAAAGATAGGCAGAATTTTCTCCACCTATCTTTTATCCGTTTATTTAGGGCAGAAAAATTTTAGATTAAGCCCTTCCATCTGAGAAATTTGCGCTTGCGGCTGCGTTTGCCCTTCTTGCTTTTGCAGTTGGTATGATAGACACAATCCTTGAATAGGTCTCTGACCTTCATGTCGTTGTCTACCAGTTTGGTCTTCTTGAATGCCTCGAAGAGATGGCGGTTCATAATCATGAGGTTGCCCTTCTGCGTAGGAAGAACATAGAAGATTTCACCATTGTTCTTCTTGGATGCGTAGTCTGCCTTAGCCGTAGCTTGGCGGTACATGATTTCGCACTTGATGCGCTTGATAATCTTTGTTACTTTCATAATCGTAATTATTTGTTCGTGAAACTATATGATGGTTGCTGCCGAAACAGAAACCTTTCTTCTCATTACTCTTGCCTGATTGGAAATCATCTTAGGCATTTCCATTTCGTTGAAACAGATGTGGAGTCCGATGGCTCTGGTCATGAGCAAATCATCGTGCTTTCCGTCTGCTGCCTCGTATACCGTTCCGTTCTTTTCGTAGGTGAGATATTCATCTAAGCATCTATCGTCTCGCTCTACATAGAGTTGTTCACGGATAACCTGAACCAATACTGAGATAACCATTGGCTTGGTTGCTACATTGGTATGGAATCCGTACTTCACTGGAACCTTATTCTTGATGTCTGATTCACTCTGCTTGCGTGCATAGAGGTTGTCGTATACGTCCTTGATTTGATTCAGGATGAACTCAGACTGGTCACCACCTTCCAAGATGTGCTCCTTGTCTTTCGTTTCCAAGGTGTTGGATTCAATCACCAACAGAGCATCGTTGTAGTATTTGGCTATCTGAGCCGCCTTCCATGCCAGCAAGTCCATATCAATGTGCCCATACCATTGGGCTACCACATACGGCTTGCCACCTTCCATCATCCAATAGCGGTCGAAGACACAGATAACAGACCAGTCGGCATTCTTGCTACGTCCACCAATATCCACTACGACCAGATAGCGGTTTATCACCTTGCAATCATCAAAGGTCTCAGGCTTGCTCCATATCCACAACTGCCCCTGCTTGTCTTCACAGAACCGTACATTCTGCATACACTTCTTGCCCTTGTAGCCATCACCATAAACATCACCGATGAACTTAGGTGCTCGGCATCCCTTGCGGAACTTGTCAACCTTGTCCTCTGCAAAGACCTTGGCTCCTGAATGCTTGAATGCTTCAATATCATCGGTAGGGTAGCCAGCAGCCATATCGGCATGGTCGGTGAACTTTTTGCGCTCGGCAATATACCAGTTGATGGCTTCGAGTGGAGCACCCAGTGTCCATAACTTCCAAAGATAGGTACATGGCTCCTCTCGGTCGGACATCGTGTTGGTATTATTGCGGTTCTCGTATAACCATTTGGCAAACTCCACCTTCTGTTTCTTGCTTTCAAATTCAAGATGATACATATCGTATATCTCGTACCAAGGAACAAAGAATGGCTCAAACTGAGATTGTCCCTTTTTGGCGGCAAGCCATTCCTTGTGGAAGAAGTTGCCAGTACCATTGGCGGTGGATTCATAGGCAATCATCGTGTATGGTCGGTACAAAATACCATTGGTAGCATTCTGTACTACCTCCTCAGGAGATTTACCATCTGTCTTTTTCCACAAACCCACCTCGGAAAGGTGAACCAAGTTGTAGTCTTCACCATTGGCTGACAATGGTCGTTCCATGGAACCCACCTTAATCTTGCAGAATCGCTGAGGAACCTTCTTTACATTACCTGATGTTCCCACTCCAACAAACTTCGGCTCGTTCTCAGAGAATGCTTCTCCCATTTCGTAGAGGAATTTGGTAGGGAAGTTTTTCAGAGCTTCCTCGAACATACCTCGGATGGTCTCTGCTGTGTCCTTCACCTGAGCCACGATGAGCGAGTTGAGACCCTTCTGCCACATGAGTTGCAGCCAGAGAAAGTACATCTGAATAACCGTAGAACCTCCCCATTGTCGGGCTTTCAGCAGAATGAGACGGATAGGGCGATTCTTCTTCCTTCGCTCCTCCAGCCACCTGAGCAGTCTTCGCTGAGGTCTTCTGAGCACAAAGCGAAAGGGGAGACCTCCACCTTTCGGCTTGATATAGATGAATGTGGCAAAGAAGAAGAAAGGGTCGTGTTTCATCCTGATGCGAGTAAACTGCTCCACCAGTTGTTCTATTTCCTCTTCTAGATTGTACGGTTCGTCTATATCCTTGTACAGTTCCTCGATTACAGCCTTGCAGCTACCAAACTCGATGAGCGTCTTGACGAGAGGAATCTTCTTCATGGAAACTGGAAGCTGCTGTCTCTGAATCGGGAAATCTGGAAGGAAGAGCAGAAATCGCTTATCTCCACAACCTTCACCCTTGATAGGATTGAATGGTGTGTTGATTTCCTTGATGCGTTTCTCGTTCTCTTTCAGGATGCCCAATACGTGTTTGTCGAGTGCATCAGTCAGTTTGGCGGTTACTTGTCTTGGCATAGCGGTGCATTTAAATAACCCCACAACAGACCAAGTACATAGCAATAGATGTGGACTCCAACTGCCATGCAAGGGAAGAAGATTCCAACACAGATATATAGGAGAATGGTGAGATTGTATCTTACCTTATTCTCCACGTATGGGGCGATAAAGCCCATGTAAGCATAGATAAAGCCGCTAAGACCGATGATTGGCACGGATGAGGTGAAGGGATAGCTGATGGCTATGAGATAGAATGCCACCAAGTGACCGATGCCGCAAGGGATGGCTCGGTAGCATTGATGGAAAACATAAAGGTTGATGGCTGCATGAAAGATGTTCTGATGAAAGAAAGGGTAGCTTAGTCGGTTCTGAATAGAACAATCGTCAAAGAGACCCATGCCATCATATCCTAGAAAAGTGATACACATTATTATAATGTACCCAGCATAAAGCGCAATCTTCTCTTTCGTCTCTCGTAGCATCTTTGCTTCTCCTCCTTTCTCACCCTGCTAAGAATTACGTGTATGCTTTGAGGAGTCAAATAGAAACTGGGTGCTTTTTCAGCACATACACGTTTGATAATATCCATATTACTGAGATATGGCTCATTACTCTTATGAATCTGGAATCGTCTGAAAATCTCCTGATACATTTCCTTTCGGGTAGGAATCATGTTATCAAGAGGTTTTCCTTTCAGTAAGTCTAATATGACTATATAAGCACGGTCTTCTGAAACCCAAAATCTTCTGCTCGGAGATTGGGCTAGCTTTTCCTCAATCTCTGAGAGTCTGATATTGTCTCTTACATTAATAATTTCTTTGTAAGCCCTCAATAAATCAGCATCACGTTCCTGTATAAAATAGCATCGTGAATCCTTATATTTCATATCTGACACTGCAAATATACAAAAAAGTATTGAATTAGTCGCATCCGATTAGACTAAATTAACGGATAAAAGATGAAAATCGGAAAAAAGCATTAATTTTGGGCATTGATTTATAAATATACACATATATATATGGACGAAAATACAAATATTGAGCAGAATGCTGGTGCTGCAAAACAGCAAGATACCAAGACCAAGAGAGACTTGGCTTTGGAGCGATTGAAGACCCGACACCCTGACACGGAGTATGCGGATGATGAAGCTATGTATGGTGCCATCAATGATGATTATGATGCCGACCAGAAGGCTTTGCAGGGTTACAAGGATAACGAAAAGGCGATGGGCGATTGGCTGGGTAGTGACCCTGAGGCGGCTACCTTCCTGCAAGCGATGAAGGCTGGCAAGAGTCCTTACGCTGAGTTGATTCGTACACATGGTGAGGATGCCATTGACTACTATTCTGACCCTGACAATGCGGATGAGATTGCATCGGCTCAGTCGGAGTTCTTGCAGAATGCTGCCAACGGCAAGAAATTGCAGGAGGAGTATGACAAGAACATGCCTTCCAGCTATGAGGTGTTCGACAAGTTGGAAGAGAAGTATGGCGAGGAAGCTGTGAACGATGCCATCGACCAGTGCTTTCAGACAATGCGCAATGTGGTGACTGGCAAGTTTACCGAGGAAATGATTACTGCTTTCATCAAGGCAAAGAACCATGATACTGATGTGGCTGATGCAGCCCATGAAGGTGAGGTTCGTGGCAAGAACAGCAAGCACGTAAAGAACCTTGAACTGAGAAAGAAGGGTGATGGTACTGCCGACCTTGATTCTGCCAATGCAGAGACCAAGCAGACGGATAACCAGCCTAACCTTGGTGCGCTTGGTAGGGCATCACGTAGGGGAAATATCTGGGAGCGTGGTAATGAGAAGAGAACACGCATTCGATAAGGTGAAAAGATAATATATAATGTTTAATTAATATTTTGGATAACAATGAAGAAAAGTACATTTAATCGGCTGCTTTCTATCTTTATGATGGTTATGGCAGTTATTTTTGGAGTGAATGGTCAGGTTATCATGGCTGAGGCGGCAAATCTGCCTGATGGCGGTAGCACCGAGAGTGGTTCTGCTGCTGAGGCTGGTGGTGCTCCTGCTGCTGGTGAGACTGGCAATGGCGGTGCGGCTCGTCAGGATGATGGTATAAAGACCGAGACAAAGGGTCGTGAGCACTTTAACGAGAATGGCACGGAGTATTATCTGAACGACATCAACGACAAGATTACTAAGATTCGACCGATGGCTACTCCTGTTGACCAGATTTCACGTTATGCTACAACCATTCCTGCTGATTCGTTTGTAGTTGAATACTGGAGTATCGGTACACGTCCTATTAAGACTACCGTTAAGGAGGCAACAGAGGAGAGTAATGGTACATCTATGGTGTTGAAAGTAGAAGACCCTGCAATGTTTACGCTGGACGATACCATCCGAGTGGTTGGTGTGAAGGCGATTACCGATTATAAGGGTGTAGCTTATTCAACCATTACTGATGCTCCTACTCCTGATTTGGAACTTTGTGTATGCGGCAAGAATACAGAAGGATATCCGACTGTATATGCCGTAAATGGTAAGTTGGTAAATAAGCAGGCTATCGGTATTCCTGCTTTGAAGAAGGGACAGAAACTTCTTCGTATGGCTAAGAGTTGCGGAGAGTTGGATGTTCAGACTGGTCGTTTCAATAATCTTCCTACTGCTGATATTCAATACTGCCAGAACTTTATGATTCAGGTGGAGCAGAGTACCTTCGATAAGATTGCTGATAAGCGAGTTGATTGGAATTTTTCAGATATTGAGGAGGATAGTATCTACGATATGCGTCTTGCGATGGAAGGCACTTATCTCTTCGGTGATATGGCTTGTATCAAGCACGAAATTAAGAATAACTCTGCCCAGTGGTTTACAAAGGGCATCTGGTGGTTGGCAGGTAAGGACATTGAGGTAGGTCATATTGCTACTGCTGACGAGGTTGCGAAGGGCTATAACAAGAATGAGCGAGTGATTACTGATTTGGAGTTGGTTGATATTTCCAAGGACTTGTTTGTTGGTACTGGTATCGGCAACAAGCGCAAGGTAATTATTGCTGGTTCTGCCTTCGTGAGTGCGTTCAGTAAGATTAAGTCTGATAAGTTCCGCTTGAAGGACACCATTGAGGTTTGGAACTTGAAGTTCAAGAGTTGGGAGACTGACTTCGGTGAGGTGCTGATGATTCACTCTGAGTTGTTTGACCTCTTTGATATGAGTGACTGCGGCTTTGCCCTTGACCCAGAGTTCTTGGTTAAGCGAGTACACTTGTCTTGGACACGTAACGTGCTCGACTTGAAGAAGGCTGGCATCCGTAACACCGATGCCGTAGTTATTCAGGAGGTCGCTTGTCTGTACTTGAAGTATCCTAAGGCTCATGCTCGTATGCGCCTTGCTAAGGTTCCTGATGAAGTTTCTCAGGCAGACGATTCTGAGGTGAAGGCTGCTGCCTAAAAGAGAGTTGAATTGCAAATTATTCATTAAATAGTGAGGGGTGTGGGCACTAGCCCCATCCCTTTTTTAATAACACATATATAATAAGGTATAATCATGTTTAAGAAATATCAAGCTGGTTCGGATTTGGCATTCAGCGTTATGGTAGGTAACGAGAGAATGCGCATTGTCTTTGAGGGTAAGACGATGGGTAGTAGTATCTATATGACAAGAGACCCAAAGGTACAGAAGGCTATCGAGTCTCATTATTGGTTCAACGACAAGTTCTTCTTGGTGGAGAGTATTGACGAGAAGAAGGAAGCTGCGGAAGCCAAGAAGAAGGCTGCTGCCAAGGCAAAGAAGAAGGTGGCTGACGAGAAGAAGACCCACATTGTGACAGATGTTGAGGATGCCAAGGAATATCTGGCAGAGACCTTCGGTGTGAGTCGTTCCAAGATGAAGACCAAGGACGATATTTTGGCGATTGCCAAAGAGAAGGGTGTTGAACTAGAAGGGTTGGAATAATGAGTACGTATGCTGTATCTGAACTGGTGAAAGAAGTGAAGGTGCTCTTGGACAGAAACCAAGAGACCTCGGGCTTGCTGACTCCTGCCGATACTGATACCTTGTCACAAGGCGAGTTGATTCAGAGTAAGATAGTAGATGCAGCAAGAATCATATTGAAGGATGCTCCTTCCAGTATGCTGGATGGTAAGACTTTCAATGGATTGAATACTGCTTGGGCTGAATCAAATGGTGCTTATGTGGGAACCGTCTATCTGCCTTCCGACATGATTAGACTCCTTAACGTGAAGGCTAGTGACTGGAATCGCTCTGCTGAGATAATCACAGAAGAGGATGATGCCTACAAGATTCAGTGTAACCGATTCGGAGTAAGGGGAAATCCTGAGCGACCTATCGCTGCACTCATTCATAATAGCGGTAATCGGTACTTGGAACTTTTCACAAGCAAGAGTAATACGGCTACCGTGTCGCTTACCTATGTGGGTATGCCTTCTTTTAGTGAAGGTAATATTGATTTGCCTGAAACATTGAAGGATTCCATCGTGTATATGGCTGGCTACCTCACTTGCATCAGTCTTGGCGATACCGATACCGCAAGCGGATTGCTTGGGGTGGCTCGGAAGCTGGCACATATTGTTGAACCTACAACATCATAAATTATGGCAAAGAAGAAAGAAGAAACCAAACTGCTATCGTTGAGCAGGGTGCTTGACAAGGAAGAACTGGATAGCGTGAAGGCATCCAAGAACCGATTTGACAAGCCATACGAGCGTGCCTTCTCTATCTTGCTGGAGGCTCAACGATACTATAACAACATGGATAACTTCCGAAAGCGAAGATTACGAAACAAGCGATACTGCTATGGAGACCAGTGGGGAGATACCATTGAGTTCAAAAGCAAGTGTGGCTTTACCAAGCGTATCAGGGAGGAAGACTATATCCGTGAGCAGGGTAGCGAACCATTGAAGAACAACCTTATCCGTAGACTGGTGAAGAATGTGCTGGGTGTGTATCGCTCTCAGAGCAAGGAACCAACATGTAACGCTAGAGATAAGGATGAAAAGCGATATGGCGAGACCATGAGTGTGGTGCTGCAATGTAACCGACAACTGAACCGAGAGACAGAACTGGATGCCCGAACCATGGAAGAGTTCCTGATTAGCGGTGCTGCCATCTATAAGAAAAAGTATGGATGGCGAAGAGGTAGGTTGGATTGCTGGACGGACTACGTGAACCCGAACAATTTCTTCATAGACAACAATATGAGGGATTTCCGTGGTTGGGACGTGAGTTGCTTGGGTGAGGTGCATGACATTACCATCGGAAACGTGCTGAGAGAGTTTGCCAAGTCTCCTGCTGAGGCTCGTAAGTTGAAGGAGATATACCGGTTGGCGGCTAACCGAGATTTCGTGATTGCAGACTGCACCCAGCGATTCGGTGAGTTCGACCCTAAGACCATCGACTTTATGAATCCAGCCAACCCTTCGCTCTGCCGAGTGATTGAGGTTTGGCGAAAGGAGAGTAAGCCAAGGTACCGATGCCACGACTACAACAATGGCGATGATTTCAAAATCGACATTGAGGATAAGGCTGATATTGTAGATGCTGAGAACAAAGACAGAATCAGGAGAGGTATGGCTGCTGGTATGCTGGAAGAGGATATTCCTCTGATTGATGCCGAGTGGTTTATGGATGATTACTGGCATTTTTACTATCTTTCTCCTTTCGGTGATATTCTGAGAGAAGGCGAGACTCCTTATGCTCATGGTGAGCATCCATACTGCTTTAAGTTCTATCCTTTCATTGATGGTGAGATTCACAGCTTCGTGGAAGATGTGATTGACCAGCAGAGATACGTGAACCGACTTATTACGATGTATGACTTCATCATGAGGGCGAGTGCCAAGGGTGTGCTGCTCTGTCCTGAGGATTGTCTTCCTGATGATATGAGTTGGGATGATTTCTGCGATGAGTGGAGTAGATTCAATGGTGTGGTGAGATACAAGCCAAACAAGAGCGGTCAGGTTCCTCAGCAAGTGGCGAACAACTCTACGAATATCGGTATCGGTGATTTGCTCAGCTATCAGTTGAAGTTCTTCGAGGATATATCTGGAGTGAATGGTGCGCTGCAAGGTAAACCAGGAGTATCAGGTACGAGCGGTTCGCTTTATGCCCAGCAGACTCAGAATGCTACCATGTCGCTGCTTGATATTTTGGAGACTTTCAGCCAGTTTATCATTGATGGTGCTTACAAGACCGTGAAGAATATGCAGCAGTACTATGACGTGGCTCGTAACTTTAATATCGTGGGTAGGGCAGGACAGATTGTACACTACGACCCTAAGAAGATTAGAGACGTGGAGTTTGACATCAACATCACGGAAAGTACAGCTACTCCTGTATACAGACAGATGGCGAATGAGTTCCTTATGACCTTGTGGCAGAATCAGGCTATCACGCTGGAGCAGTTGCTGCAAGTAGGAGATTTCCCATTTGGAGAGGAGTTGCTGCAATCGGTTGTATCCAACCAGCAAGCCATTCAGAATGGTGAGACTCCACAAGGATTCTCTCCTCAGCTTCAAGCACAAGTTGCTCAGGCATCACAGAGCAATCCGAAGGCTCAGGCTATGTTGCAGCAGATGATGAGCGGTCAGGGGGTGAGTCCTGACGGGCAGAACCCACCGCTTGCTGCTTAGTTTATAGTTAATAGTTAATTGTTTATAGTTATGATTGCAGACAAACCAAGTGACAAGGAATGGTATGGCAATGGGAAACTTGATGCCAGCCAAGGTGGCAACCCGAATGGTGGTGTTGCTTCAGAGACCCAAGGTAGGGAGAATAAGCCCGAACTTTACGAGAATGACGTTATCGGAAAGGTGGCGAAACGCAAGAAAAACGACATCTGGACGAGGGGTGGAGAAAAGAGAACTAAATTTAAGGACGAATAAAGAAAGGAGGTGTTTTTATCGTAACTGTATTTGTCTGATATTCAGATAGCTACAGAAATATCTACGAGTTTATGGTGCTGCGTTTAAGATATTGGTATCTTTGCAGCATCATAAACTTTTAAATTATATAGGTATGAATTTCGTAGAGTTTGTAGAAAAGTATCAGCAGGAAATGGCTCCTGAACAGATGTTGGCTATAGCTAAGGCAGTCGGCAAGTATCTCTCATGCAAGTTGAGCGATGTGGAGGAACATCATCTTTGTGCGATGGTGTATGGTGTGTTGAGCGAAGAGCATTTTGATAAGCACTTTGCCGATGATGCTATCAGCAAGATGTGGTATGAGGATGCTGACGGAACCAAGCATACAGCTCCCTTTTTCTCGGATGATGAGATAAGAGAAGCCTTTGACAAGCATCAGGATGATATATCTGATTACACCATCCATGATTTGGCTGTGACTATGAACCTGATGAGAAGTGACCATCATGTGATGCTGGAGCGATATAGCAAAGATGCTGATGAGTTGAAGGAAATGGTGGTTTTGATGGCTATCGAGTATCTGCAAGACCCTGACTGCTTGCATCCTACCAGCAAAATATGGCACACAATAAACGGATAAAGTAACTGATTGGGAATCATTTCTTATCTTTGCATATTATTAATAATATATAAATATAAGATATGACTCCAAATGTACGTGAAGAATTGCAATATGGTGCAGCTATAGGAATGCTAGTGAGTGGTGTTGTACTCACCTTCCTATCATTCTTTCTCAACAATTATGTAGTGTCTGATGGTGTACTATGGTACGTCAGTCAGACATTGGTTTACTCTGGAGCAATATTCGGGGTAAACGTTTATTTCAAGACAAAACTAGGCAACTTTGAGAGCAAGGTTAAGGATGAACTCGCAAGTATGCTGAAACAAGTGAAGGAGGGCAAGTAGTATGAAGGTAACAAGAGAACAGATTTTGGCGATTATGCCGAATGCGAAGGATAAGGTGGATGCGTTCCTACCTTATATCAATGGCTATGCTGAGGTGTTCCATATTGATACTCCTAAGCGTATGGCTCATTTCTTGGCTCAGATTGCACATGAGAGTGGTGAACTGCGATACACCAAGGAACTCGGCAACAGAAACTACTTCCATAAGTATGATGTGGGCAAGTTGAAGAATATGCTCGGCAACTTGAAGGATGGTGACGGCTACAAGTATCGTGGAAGAGGTTTGATTCAGATTACTGGCAGAGCCAACTATCAGGCTTATCAGAACAGCAAATATTGTACTGGTGACATCATGGAGAATCCTCAGTTGCTGGAGCTTCCGCTAGGAGCAACGAAGAGTGCTATGTGGTGGTGGTGGAAACATGACCTGAACAAACTGGCTGATAGTGATAGTTTCGTGGCTATTACCAAGACAATCAATGGTGGAACCAACGGCTTGGAATCAAGACGAAAGTTCCTTACAAGAGCAAAAAAGGTCTTTAATGTTTAGCCTATGAAAGTAAAATGGTATGATACTGATTTTTGGCAAGTAGCACTCTACGTGATTGGTATCTTGCTGGTGGCTTTTTTTCTGTCGGGATGCAAGACAAAATACGTCCCGATGGAAAAAGTTATATGTCGGGACGTAGTAAAACACGATACGCTGCATACTTCTGACAGCGTTTTCGTGCGTGATTCAATCTTCCTCAGACAGAAGGGAGATACATGTTTTCTCGACAGATGGCATGAGAAAACCGTCTTCAAGAATGTGTACAAAGTAAGGGTGGATTCCTTCCTGAAAAGAGACTCCATCCCAGTTCCCTATCCAGTTGAGAAACAACTCTCCAAGTGGGAGCAGTTTCAGTTGAAGTATGCAGTATGGTCTTTTGGAGCACTCTGCATGTTGTTAATCGTTTTAGGCTATAAACTCTATAAAAAGATAAAGAATGGCAAATTTCACATTGACAATCACGAAAAGTGACATCTATGAGGAGGTGGCAAAGACTACTGCCTACATAGGAGGAAAGAACTTGGATAAAAACGGAAAAAGTCTGTATGACCAAGTGTTTGTGACGGAAGCTGATAGAGAAATGCTGGAAGGCTTTTGGGAAGATTCCATTGATGATGTTTCCGTAGCCTTGGAGAGTATTCTTGGATGGCAGAAGTGTGAATCAGGCAGCAACGAGGTATTTGGTCTGAGAGTAAGCAGCCTTTTTAATGAGAGTTTATTTAAGACCTTGGAATCAACGGTTTTTAGTTATGTAGTCAACAAAATAGTAGCAGAATGGTGCTCAGTAGTCTATAAGGATAAGGTAGAAGATTATCTCTCCAAGGCAAACGTTTTGCTGCTAAAGATTGACGCAATCATTTATACACGTAAAAGACCAACAAGATAGGAGGATAGGATATGAGGTATTGTAATAAAGGATATAAAGTGATGATAGAGTTGGAAAAGAATGAGTTGGTATATGACATCAAGAATACTGCTTTTTCTTTTGCTGACTCTTATTCCAAGCAGAAAGGTATAGATGCCAAACAATTAAAGAATGTGTTTGATGTATCAGAGGAAGGAAACCGAGATAAGTTAGCAAGGATTCTAGACTCAGCCGTAGAGGATTGCAGAGAAATGCTTTTCCGATTTACTAAGGTGGAAATGCTCGGTGGCGGTTTTGATTCCAACGAGTGGGAAGAGTGTATAGGTTCCCCGACAAATGATGAGGATGCCTATTACTTGGCTATGCGGATGCCGCAAGGTTTTTCTAAGACAAGTGTACATACCATGACCGTATACTTGCATGACTACATCGTGAACCAATGCCTTTACGAATGGTTAATGATTGTGTTTCCTGATGGTGCTGATAGATTCTGGGCACTCGCTGAGGATAAGAAACAGAAGATTAAGGATGCCAACAACCGCTCGGCTGTTAGAGCAAGAATCAGGTTGCATCCATTTTAGGTTAGTCGTTTAAGACTAGATAAAGCAAGGGTAGCTATCCATCACGGACTGCTACCCTTTATTGTATTAAATGACAAACTTAATATTTATCTAAGTTTATGTTCCACTAGACGTGGACTCCTGCTTGGTAGTTACCGAACCAGTAACAGCAGCATTAATATTGATACTCTCAGGCAAGGTCTTGACATTAACATCTGTAGATGCCAGCTTCAATCCGTTCTTCTGCTGGTCGGCATACTGATTCTTATCCTGAGCGATAAAGTTGTTGATTGCCGTAGCTATATTGTAGAGCAGTTTATCGGTGTCGCTGCTGAGAGAATCAGAATCAACTGATGCGTACTTGTTGTTCTCAACGGTTGCCGATGTTGTCTCCTTCTCACGATACAGAACTGCCTGATTGATGAACTCCTGAGCGAACAAGTAAGACTTACTTACAAGTTGCTTAATCTTGGTATTGTCTATATTGAGCGGATTCTCATACTTCTGTAACATAGACTGCAAGCAACTTGCGGCTACTTCTTCTCTAGGCTGTAGGGTAGCGATTGAGAAGATTTCCTCTTCTTTGCCGCTTTCCTCTGTTCCACCTGTCTCTGATGCAGTAGCTATTCCGTATCTAGGGAATGGGCGAGCATTTGATGTTCCATCGGAAGAAGTTTCTCTGACGAGTTTTGTGCCAGTGGTCTTTGTAATTGAAGAATCAACAATATTGGCAACACCTACTTTTGTTTTATTCTGATTATAGAGATTTCCGTATGAATCGAAATAAAACATCTGATGTAAGTTGTTGTTGAATATTACATATCCCATGTACATATTTGTACTTATAGGATAAATATTGATAATGGTGGATAGAACTATCTCTCCATCTATTTTCATTCCCAAGGATGCACCTTGTTCAACTTTCTTTTTATCGAAATCTGTTAATGTATATTCTGCCATAATTATCTGAGTTTATTCTGTAATCTTGGTTGGAAATCTATAGATAATGCGCTGATAGATTCTTTTTGGGCAAGGCTGCCCATAAGCGCAAGCCTGAAATATTTGTATGGAGAACCTACAAGGTTTCTGAGATACATATTAACAGAAGAACCAGCGTAATACCAATTAACCAAATCATTACTTCCGAACAGAACCATTCCACACTTTCCTGCCTGAACGCTGCCTAAATATCCTCTTGTGATGCAATCAAACATGGTCTTATAGGCATCCTGACCAAGCGTTAAAGGACGGCTGCAAAGGAAGAATGGAACATTTTCTGTTGGTTCCTTCACGTACACATCAAGTATGTTTCCTGCTTTGTCTGTAGCGTATGACTCAGGATATATGTTTACTCGTTTGTTGAAGATATTGTGCATGGTTCCCCACATATTGCTTTTCAAAGAGTAAACGTAAGCATAAGTATAATTCGGATTGAAAACGATGATGCGGCTATCGTAATAGTCGTAAATCATGCCAGCTTCTTCGAGATACTTACGGAAACGGACATATTTCACATCTGACTCAGGAATATTACCTAGCGCAAGGAGTTTATTCGGATAGGTCTTATCCTTTGTTGAATGTGAATAAATGGATAGAAAATCGAAAGGATAATCATCCAGTACATCGGTAATGCACTCAGATTCTCGCCCTCGCTGCATCATGATGCCTCGCTCGGTAGGGTACAGAACGGCATCATCTATCTGCAAAATGCCCTTAGGGTTGGAGCAAATATCTCTATTTGCTGGCTGTCGGGCAATATAGGTTCCTTCTTCTCCAAGCATCAATACCCATACACCTTCATCGGTAAAAGCGTAAAGAGGTGCATCACCAAACTGACCTTCGCTGATAGGTCGGGTATTGGCTGCAATTGCGCTAACGATTGATGAGCCAACCTGAACACTATTCTTTGCAGGGAAGACAAGTGGGTTCTCAGCTTCACTTACTTTTATTACGTTTGGGTGCTGTGTGACATATTTCTGGCTCACGACATTACTTAAAGCTGCATCGTATTCTTCCTTGGTTATCTCTATGAAGTCACCAGTATCTATCGGTGTATTGTCCCAATAATATGAAGATGGAATTACCGTTCCACTTTGATTTCCAAAACTACCACCTTCAAAACCTTCTGCTCTTGTTGTTCCACTAGATGAATCCTTTTTTAGGAGTTTGTGGCGGTATATTTGCATGAAAGCAGGAAGACCAGCATCATCGTGATAGAGGTACATGTAATCAGACAACTCTGATTTTTCCTCCTCTGTAGGTGCATCAACCCTTCCTCCAAATCCTTCATTTTCCAAAGAATTGGAAGATTGTCTATCAGCTGCGGTAGGAGTAGTACGATTCTTACTAATGTTGATATAGTAAGACATTCCAAATGTTTCGGAAGGTTTCAGATTTACTCTCTTTGAGTAATATTTGTTATACTTCGGTAAGTGGAAATAGATGGTCATTGCCGTGGCAAGCGTACTAGGATATGCCAAGATAGGGCAGATAGGATATTGTAGTTTGCCCTTATGGTATATATCTCGCTTGATGCTATTTTCGCTGATGCTTACCTTGAAGACTGCATCACAAATATAATCGGTGGTAGCGGTACTGCTTGCTGTAACATCTACATACTCATTTAAGCATAGTTGTGTATTTGAAACTTTTCTCTTGGAGAAAATATCTGTATCGAAAGCATTATATATGGTCTTCTTTACGTTTCCTATATGCAATCGGTTGTTGTATGTTATAGCACTCTTTCCTCCAAAAGAGTCTCGCTTGAAGTCTGCCAAAGAAATACTTTCTTCTGTCTGTAAAACTCGTTTGAGTTGTATATCTGTACCTAGCTTTTCCTTGTTGATAATGGTACTAAGATAGAAGGATTTGTTTTCAAACGACTGGTAAACATCTTCCTCTGACAGATATTGGAAGGCATCACAATTAACTCCTGATGCCATCTTGCTGTTCCAAAGAAAACATTTGTATCGTGAAATACCTCTTGTTCTTTTCTCTGTATCAATAAAAGATTCAGGCTGGGACAGGTAAACATCTACACCAAGAATGAGGTCTTCCAAACCTTTGGGTATATCCATGCTAACGTTGATGGTGTGGGTGTGAAGGCTTGTGCTTGTTCCTACAGATTTCTTTTCCTGATACCAGATGAACTTATTGAATGATGTTTCAGGTGCAAGAATGAATGGATTAGATATATTGATGTGTGAGGTTTCATCATATAACTTGATAGCCAATACTCCAAAAACCGTATATTTGAAGTATTCCTTGCCTTTTTCGTTTAGTCGTTTGTTGATAAGTGCATCGAATGCGTTGAATATGATAGATGCGCCTTTGAGAGAAGTATCTGCGTTATTATTAAAGTGTCTGTTCGTTTCAAAAGCATTATCCCAATCATCGCCAAGGTTGATTGATACATCACATTTCTCAGACTTAACATTGGTGATTGTTGCACTATAGCTAAGTGAAGAAAGGTCGAAACTGGTGTAGTCGTTACATTTCCAATAAGCGTACATTGTCTTCTCGTCACCAATGAAACATAAGATATTTCCAACTGATGAGACTGCATTGACGTGGAATCCGTTCAAGTCGATAGGGTTCTTGGTTCCGTCTCCACCTTTCTCCATCCAGTACCAAGTATCATCTGATTTACGGATGATGTAATGAGAGTGAATTGTTTCATTATGTGTTACCTTATGCACCAGTTCGATGGTATCTCCTTCATCCAGCGTGATGTTCGGCTCGGCTACTACTGGCTGGTGAATAGGGTGGAGTGCCCCATCCTCATTAATGAGGTTGAGGCAGGTTGCCAACTCCCCATCCTGACAATCGTAGTCGGATGGAGAGTGGGTAAGCCCTTTGAGTATTACTTCTTGTCTTGTTGCCATGTGCTCGAATTTAAGTTTGGTCGCATGATTTCATAAAAAGGTTCGCCTTTGGCTGACTTGCGTGGGATGCAAGTCAGGCGAACCATTCTGTTGAGAGGAAGGTTGTACTCATCAAGGATGGCGGTGATGGAAGGGTAGTCACTCCTGAAACCTACCTTCTTATACTTCTGATTAAATTGAAGCTGAGCGAAGGCGGTGTTGGCTTTGCGAAGTTCTTCCCAGTCCTCACGCATGCAGAATCCGTATGTACCTCTGTCAGATAACCTGAACACGAAGATGGAATTGTCTGTTCGCTCCTTCTGCATGATGTGGTCGTAGATGCCCTTGGAGAGCGTGACCGAATTGGCTCTTCCGTCCAGTACCACAAAATCGTTGCGGTGTCTTAAACCATTGACTTTATCTATTAAATACTTGAATTTCATGTTGCAAATATAATATGAAAAGTGATAAAATGGATATTATCCGTTAACTTTGTCTTTCCGCTTGGGTCTACCCTTGCGGTTGCCATACTTGGTGATGATGGCAGATGCTCGCTCAGAGCGGTAACAGCCACATGATTTGGTTCGTCCGTCACGAAGAGCAGAACCTAGAACCGTACACCCCCTGCCACAATCACACTTGCATATCCAGAACGCACAATGCTGGTGGTTCTCTTTATCAGATTTTCGGCAGACGAGTAATCTGCCGAAACGCTGTCCAGTAAGGTCTATCAACTTTCCCATACTACTTCTCTGCCAGTTTCTTTGCCTCTTCTACAGATACTCTCTTTCCGCTAAGAGGAATGCGGAAGTCGAACTTTGAACGGAAACCATAATAGCCTACAAAATCGAAACTCTGTTTCATACGCTCGTCTGTGGTGATGTACTTATTGTAAGCCTTCACCTCCTTCTCTGAGCGGTAGATAGTAGAGTTGACGAAGTAGGAACTGGTTCCCTTGTTAGCGATAACTGCAATAAAGAACTGCTTGCCAAGGAATTTTTCCTTGATACGCTGGATAATTGAGATTTTCTTTGTATTCATATATAAAATTTGATTAATTATTAAGAAGAATGCAGATAGGCTGCACTCTTAATACTATTCGATTCCACAAGATACGATACCATCTTCTTTGTTGATTTCTCGGAAGTGCTCGCATCGCTGGCAAGCAAGGCTACCTACATATAGTATTTCGTTGGTGTACTTGCCGTATATGCCGAATGGGCAGGGAGTGGTGTACTCGAAGTGCCCACCGACAAATTCGTTGACGTTATATTTTGGATATTTCATTGGTTGCTTTGGTATGTTTCGAGATTTTTGTAGTATTTTCTTATGACTGAAAATATGTTGCTTTTAGTTCTTCCGCATGATTTCGGCTCAGGGCAGAAACCTCTATATACACATTGAGGAACGCAAGCGGATGCAAGCAAAGGTTCGATACGTGCCAATTCATCAATAACAAAGTACCACACCTCTCTTGTCTCATTTGATGCCTTGTTGCAGAGTCTCAACTTCGAGATATTGATAATCTCCTGAGCGTTGAGGGATAGTTGCAAGTTGACCAAATCATCCTGACGCATATCGTGACGAGATACCTTGGATCCAGTAATATCTGGTCTAGATGTGGAAACGAATGGCTGAGCATGAACATGGCGAACAAAATGGTTGCTCACCCAGTATGGTATTCCATACATCTTGATATCGAACTCCAATTCTCTGAGCGGTGAATGCTCGCTGAGAATCATCTGTTTCTTGAACTCATCGCTAGGCTCATGTCCCAGCGGTTTCTTACCTTGTGTGAACCGAGCAGCATCAACTACACGCTGCCAGTCCGTCACTCTTTTGATTTCTATTTTCATAACTATTCTTACTTTCGTGAATAATAATATCCTATTATAAACCCTATAGCAGTCGTACAAGAAAAAAGAAAAATGTTAAATAACAATTCAGTCATAAACTATTCCTCCTTTCCGCTATCCACATCATTATCTCCAAGAATATCCTTGATTTTCTTTTCGATGAACTCATCAGATGCTAGTTCCTTAATAAGTTCATCTATATCAGGAAACTTTGCATCAACTCCGTCTTCATGATTTTTGGAGGAAACATAGTCCTTTAGTGCTTTCGTCCAAGAACTATTTGCCATGTCTGTCAATGATTCCTTTTGGCTTTCATAGGCTTTCTTCAACTCTCCGTTATCACGGAAAAATCTGAGCACTTCCGTCAATGCAGCAACAAAGTTCTTGTCAGACATCGGGTTGCTCTTTGCTTCTTCCAGTTTTATCATCAGGAAGAGTAATGATGAATGTAAATCTGTTTTGTTCATAACTATAATTCCTTTCTTCGTAGAATATTTTTCAGATAGCTTATAAATTTTCAAACTCTTCATTTAAAATCTGTTTCTCTTTCTCAATAAAATCTTTGAATCTAGAGACAAATTCCTTGTCGGTTGCAATCTCTGAAAAATTGTTATTAAAAACTGCCTTATAATTGAAGCTCCAATATACATCGTCAAACTTATCGATACAATCTTTCAAATCATCAAGTTTACTGATGGTAGAAAGAATTTGTTCTGCTCTTTTGTAATTCTCTATCTTCATAATTTCTTCTTTAAAAAGTTCTATACTAAATCCCAAAAGTGCTCATCCACTAATTGAGATATGTTTGATTCTAAACTCTTCATGCCTTTAAGCATTGAATGAGCGAAATTGCATAAGATTTCTGAATCTTTATCATTGTTACTCATATTTACTTAACTTCTTTTACACCAAACGTAGTGCCATCGGCAAAGGTAAATTTGTTAATAGCGTCATCAAACCACCATCCATCATATCCATTTAATCTGAATCTATAGTTTAGCATTGTGATAAATGAATAATACCCTTTTTCTTTGCTCTTTAACCACCCAAATGGCTGATGTTTGAGCATTTCTGCCCAGCATTCTTCTGCGTCCTTGAATGGGCGGTACTTTGGCTCTGGCTTGATGCGGAACTTGTTAGGTTCTTCTCCCAAAGTTCCCATTGGCAAACCTTCATTTTCTGTCAAATCATGCCAGCTACCAGTATCTGTCTTGTATTGAATAGTCTTTCCTTCTGCAAAAGCAGAAATAATATCTATATTCTTTTTTACATTTTCTCTTATCATATTAGTCCTCCAACTCTATGTTATTTTCTGCTGCGTAGCCATCTTGTGCTTCCTCACACCAGTTTCCTTCGCAAAGACAACCTATACCAAGATTATACTCTGGAATGATGTTCTTGTTACAATATACACAGATAGCAATGCCGAATTTGTTTTGTAATTCTTCTCTTGTCATAATAGCCCCAAATCCATTAATTTCCATTTAGTATATTCTTCTGCTACACTAGGCGCACTCAGTGCATACATAGCTAAAAGATAGCCTTCGCAAGAACTTATATATTTCCCGAAAGCATTACGATAATCTAAATCTTCCTTCATGCTTTGTATTACGGATTCTTTACTCATTGCTTATCCTCCTTTGCTTTTTTAAGATAAAATTCACTCCAATCTTCAAAAGTCCAATCTCTTGTGTTATGAGTAAGATTGAAAACTTCCGTATCTTTCTCTAACTGGAGTAATAGCCAAGCATAATCTTCATATCGCTGTCTTAGCAATCTCTTGCGACACAATCTTACATGCTTGTATAACTTATAATCAGCGGTTGCAGCATCAAAGATTATTTTACCTACTATTGCTAACAGATAAGCAGATATAACACCTAATGCAATCCAACCTAATATTGTAATTACTAAGTCCATATTCTCTTCTTTTTACCCTCTCCTGCAATAGGGAGAGGGTGGTTAGTTTATTTAAATATACTTTCAAAATTCCAATTATCACCATCGCAACAATCAGATTCTTCTACTCTTGACTTATCAACATCACAATATAAGACGCCATATTGTCGTTTTATATGCTTACAGTTGATACAAGCTGGTATTATTTCCATATTACTTATATTTATATACCATAAGGGATAGTTACTCATTAACTTCAACAAATTTTCCGTTTTTAAGTTTATACCAAGTATCAGCCTTGATATTCTCTCCATCAACGTACTCAGTCTTAACACATACTGGAACATCACGTTTCTTTTCATCGTTCCATTTCCATTCTGCCAGCGTTATCCATGAGCCTACCTTTGCTTTTGCTATTGAACTGTCGCCAGCACACATGATAACGGAATCTTCTCCAGTGCTATCAATCTTAGCATAGTAGCCCGATGAGCCAATCTTAGCAGAGTCGCCACTTGAGCCAATCTTAGCAGAGTCGCCACTTGAGCCAATCTGAGCATAGTCGCCACTTGAGCCAATCTTAGCAGAGTCGCCACTTGAGCCAATCTTAGCAGAGTCGCCACTTGAGCCAATCTGAGCATAGTCGCCACTTGAGCCAATCTTAGCAGAGTCGCCACTTGAGCCAATCTTAGCAGAGTCGCCACTTGAGCCAATCTTAGCAGA